TCAATTATTTGGCATGCAATATCCATTCTTTCCGTTACGTTTAACTTCATATAGCATTTCATCAGCCTCTTTGATCCACTCGATGATTGATTCTTTATTTTCTGCACAAGAAATACCGATACTGACAGTACAGTACATATCTTTGTGGGAAGGCAATGAAAGATCTTTAATATTTTTTTGAATTAAATGAACCATAGCTATAACAAGCTTGTTATTACTGTTGTTAACAATAATAGCCAACTCATCGCCACCAATCCTTGCTGGCACGTCCTTCACACCAGCGCACTCTCGTAATATTGTTGATATACGAGATAACACCGCATCGCCTACTTCATGACCATAGGTATCATTAATTTTTTTAAAATTATCAACATCAATGAGCATAAGATATGAATGAATTCTTTTTTTACGCGTCGCACGAAAAGCACTTTCCATTTTCTGCTCAAAAAAACGGCGATTTGGAAGATCTAGACCAGGATCCATCAGGGCCTGCTTTTCCAGTAACTCCCTTCTTTTCCTCAACTTTATAGATAAATGTCTTGAAACTAAACTCAATACAATGGGATAGCAGGTTGCCAAGGGTAAAGAAAGCAATACCGTTCGGGTACTGAATTCAATCGTATATCTGAAATCATTTGCTAACCAAACTGTCAGGAAACTAATCATCATACACGTTAATGCTGGTTTTAAAATTTTCCATCCACCAGCAGCATAGCGATCAGCTATTTGAACTGAAATTATGAATAATGATGGAATTGGACTAACTTGCATTACGGCTATCCAGATACCAGCCCAGAATGAATCAAGTATCATATTCTTTTTTTCAGTACCCAGCATATCCTTCGACATCATGCTTGCCAGATAAGCAACCGATGGCCAGATGAGTGCATTAAGAATTAACAAGGCTATTGTTATTTTTTGATGTGACTGCTCCTGGAGGACAGAGTATATAGGGAGAAAGCAAAGAACGACACCTATCTGACGTAAAAAATATACTCGTTTAATAAACGATGAATTTCTATCAGAAATGTATTTTTCATCCGGGAAATTTGTTAACATAGAAAGCCTATTAAAAATCGCTAAGAACCGATATCACTACAACCCACTAAATAACAAGATAAAACCGCCCTGCATTACAAACTTATAACATGGGTGTAAAAATTACAAGATTGCACCTCAATTAATTATAAACGTGTCAATAATAATATTTAGCATCCATTACCCTGAATCTATCTTTATGATTTCTATCTGATGGAAAGTAATACTTTAGTTTTAAATCCTTAAACATGAAAACCCAACAGGATTTAGCACTATTGCATTATTAATTTTGGTAGGTTATTAAAAAACGACACAACATCTGACCAGTAGAAGTTTACTTGAACTTACTTATCGTTTACTTCAAATTATTCTGTGATGTACACAGCAATTAATGTCGTTTCAGTTGCCCCCGGCAAGTGCCTCCGGGGGATTTTTTATGCTCCTCAACTTTCTAGGGCGTCAACTCGCCTAAGCAAATCCTGTACCACGGTCACCAAATCGGCGATGATTGCCGTGTAATCCACATTCATCACTCTGAATTTTTCGCCATCAATCTCCTGCTCGATGCCGAGGAAAGTATACAGATCGTCAGCTTTTTCAGCCTGCTGGGCGATAAATCCACGCCTCCGGCGCGTTTCACCCTTCATGTTGAACTCGCATACCCCCAGCGCGTTAATGCGCCTGGAGGCACCTTCCCGAGATTCCGTAAAATCCTCTTTAAGCCGCACGTCTGAGCCGGTGGTCAGGACGTCCCCTTTGCCAGTGGAAATGGTGCCGCCAGCACGGAAGATCCATGCATCAGTTCGGCCATAACCATCGAGATAGACAACCGCCCTGTGCTCCGAACCCACAGACTCCTCAACATAATAGTTTGCTACCGCACCACGGGCATCGCCAAAGCCGCCACGCCCTTGAATCATCGACTGGAACGGTGCGCCGGTGATCAGTTGTCCATTCGCTGGATTGCTCGGGGCAACGCTTCTCGCCATGAGTGCTCCCCAGGCGTATAGATGCTTTTTACACATAAAGGCCCCTTCGAGAGTCAGCTCACCTGCTACGTTCTCGATAAGCCGTGTTGTGTAATCGGCGGTACTATCGTTGAAATGAAAGTCGATGTATGGCGTACTCATCGATAGCTCAATGGCCTGCGCAAAATATTTCCCCGCGCTGATGTTGCCCGGAACAGCCAGATTGCCGGCGCTATCGACCCCCATAATCTCCGTCTGGGTATCTTCAGGGCTGATGGTCGCCTTATTTCCTTTCACCACGCTGAAGCGCGTTCCGCTGCCCACCATCAGCTTCCCGTAGGTGCCTGATTTTTTGACCAGTCCAATATCGTTGTTCCTGCCAAGAATAAAACCGGCATTATCGCTGGTTATAACCTGCGAGCCGTCGAGGTCGTTTCCTCCAGTGAGTTTTGCCAGTGCGTTAAGATCCGATGCCTTCGCCATCCCGGCTATCGCCGGTACGGTCACCTGCTTTCCGGTGATCGGGTCAGTCAGGGTGATATTGCCGCTGCCGGTCAGGGCCATCGACCAGCCCTCCACCACACTACGCCAGAATGCAAATGCGCTGGGCAGCTGGTTAGCAAACGACGAGGTGCTGGCGGTTTCAGCGGTAATAATGCCGTAACAGGCACCGGAAAATGCGGTGGTGATATTCCGGGTCAGCGTCAGTTGCGTGTCGCTGTCCACAGATTTGATCGCATACAGGTCAGCACTACCGCTGCGGTAGACCACCAGAATCGACCCGGGCAGTATCCCCAGCGCCTCCTGTGACCATTTTGTTGTCGCACCTGTCACCCGTGCCTGCGACGCTGCACCCGTGACGGTGCCGACTTCATACATAGCCATAATAAAGTTCCTCCTGGATGGTTTTCCCTGGAAAAAGAAAAGGCCCCTAGCGGGGCCTTTGTTAGCTAAATGAACTGCTGTCCGTTCGGAAGGCGGTTGCGGTGATGTTCTCGACTGTGCAGGTGTAATCAATCGCGGCATTTCGACCTGTAGCCTTGATAAAGAAGCCGACATTGTTGTAGTCAGCATCCAGGCGCGCGGCAAACCGCAATTCAAAGGCCGTGGTGCCAGCTGTGATATTACCGGCATCGACGAAGATACGGCGGATTACCTCCTGCCCACCAATGTTGAACGTAATATCAGAGGTATACCCCAGGCCACTGCCCGTCCCATAGGTCTGGCACACCAGGGTGCAGGCCAGAACCACTGTCATGCTATACCCCCTGTTCTGATACGCACCGTTCCGCTGTACCGTCTGGTTGCGGCGGAAGGTCAGGCTGTCGTAACCTTTTGCCACCGCAATGTCACCGATGAACGCATCCGCCTGGACAGTGCCACGGAACACGCCGCTATTCGCTTCGACCCTGCCACGAACGATCACGTTATTGAACTGCGAAGAGCCATCCTTGGCGATACGCCAGCCTTGCGACCCGTCAACAAAGTTATTCGAGCGGATCTCGTTGCCGATCTTCGCGTTCGTAATGGAACCGTCCGCGATTTTGGCAGAGGTCAGGGAACTGTTTTTGATACGTGCCGTATCGATATACAGCTCATTGCCTTCGGCAACCATCACCGGAACAGCCGTCGCATTATTACGGTTAAACAGCGAGAAGCGGTCAGCGTAGAGGATCATGTCGCTCGTTTCACCATTGCTGCCCAGCGTAATCCCCGCGCCAACATTCTTCCCGTTAACCGTCTCAACCTTCATCGACCACAGCGAACTCACCGTACCATTCACATCCGCCACGGTTTTGGCGGTGTTCTGAACGGAAGCGCTGAGATCCCCGACACTGGATGTCAGGGTCGTCTGCTGCGTTGCCAGCGCCTCCAGTGCCGTTGCATGCGTCTGCTGGGTACTGGTGATACTGGCCACCGATTTAATCGTGTTGTCCAGCGTCGTCTGGTTTTTGATGTTGGCGGCCGCCTGCGCGTCAATCTGCGACTGAAGCGAGGTATTCAGGCTGGCCTGTGTGCTCTGGCTGTCGCTTAGCGTCTTCGCCATGTTATCGACGCGGGAGTTGGCATTATCCACTTTCGTGGCCAGTGCCGTCTGCTGCTGCGCCTGGGCGGTGATTTTCCCTTCAGCATCCGTTACGCGAGCCGTCAGACCGCTCACGGCACTCGCCGTCGCGTCAGAGGCATCCTGTGCAGCTTTCGCATCGGTAACATCCGTGATAACCAGATCGTCGATATACAGCGAATAACCGGGGGTGCCGCTGCCGGAGGCGCCACGGGTAGAGATCCAGACCACTGCGCGTGTTCTCCCACCCCCGTTGTTACTGGCAATACCCGTAAATTTCACCCACTTATCACGCGCACCAAGAGCGGCTTCGCTGACAGTGACCGCCGACTGCCAGGAGTTTTGACCGGCAGCATTCAGTGAGTTAATGCCGACCAGCGTTGTCCACCCGGAGGAGGGCGCCTGATCCGCCGGCATCATAGCCCAGAACTCAAACCGGAATTTCGCATCCTCACGGACTGACTGCCAGCTCCCAAGCTGTTTATCGCTGTTGCCGTTATTGTTCGCTCCTCGACTCACCTGCAGGCTCTTATTGCCGGTGAATTTCTGAGACGCCACCACAACGACTGTGCCGTTCCCGCCCAGCACCTGGCCATCGCTGTAGCTTTCAAACGTACCGTCAACCCACGGATTAGCTCCCTGAGTGCGGATGGTATTGATGGTGCTGGTCAGCGACGTGATGCTCTGCGACTGGCTGGTGATGGTGTTTTCCACCTGGCTTACGCGACCGGTCAGTGAACTCACCGCGGACGTGTCAGCCTTTTTACCCAGCTCAGTATTCATCGTGGTCAGGCTGTTCTGCAGACTGGTGAGCTGCTGCGACTGCGAATCCAGTTTACCCTCGGCAGACGTCATCCGGGTGGTCAACCCGGTGACAGCGCTTTGCTCGGCCTTCTTACTGACCGCCGCATTCGTGACGGCCAGATCGCCGCTGAGTTTCGTCAGCTGCTGCGCCTGGGTGGTGATAGCCCCTTCAGCAGCGGTGACGCGGGTATTCATCTGAGAAATGGCCCCGGCATTAGCTGCGATATCCTTTTCATCCGTAACATCGAGGACATGGAAATCATCGAAATACATTGCCCCCGCGCTGAGGAAGGTCGTCAGCTGGAAACTGGCCGTCGTGGTCTTCGTGGCTTTCCAGTCAAACGTTACCAGTTGCCAGCCAGAACTAAACGGTCCGTAGTTTGAGCCGACCAGCAGGCCAGTGCTGTCGGCCACACGAAACTTCGTGTTACCCGCATCTTTAATCGTGGTTCCCGGGTCCTGCTTCGCCCATACCCCCATGCGGTAGGTACGACCCTGCGTGATACTGATTTCCTGCCCGACCAGGTTCGACTGGCCGGCGGACATTTTCAGCGCCTTGTTACCCGAATGCGGAACCTGTAAATCGGCCACCGTCGCGGTACTGCTCCAGCCGGTAAAGCCCGCCGCGCCGCGCTCAAAACTGCCGTTGACAATGAGGTTGCCCGGCATTTTCCCGCTGGCGTCAATATCCGCCAGCGACTAGGTGATATATCCCGTATGAAATTCTCGGACATCTGGGACGATCATCTACACGTTGAGCAAGAGAAAACCGGAAGCAAAATCGCTATACCATTAGCTCTGCGTTGCAACGCAATCAACTGGAGCCTCCGAGATGTAATCAGTCGTTGCCGGGATTATGCAGTAAGCCCTTATTTGGTTCATTTCTTTAGAACCACCTCACAGGCTGAGCGAGGAGCACAGGTGAAACCCAGAACACTGACCATGAATTTCAGCAAGGCAAGAGACAGTGCAGATATTGACTGGGGACAAGGTACACCGGCAACTTTCCATGAACAAAGATCGCTTTCCGAGCGGTTATATAAAGCCCAGGGTATAAACACGAAAGATTTACTTGGACATAAAACTCAACAACAAACGGATAGGTACCATGATGATCGAGGGAAGGGGTGGACAACGGTGGCCTTATGAGGTTTTTCGGGAGGGGTTTTGATAACTTGTTTTGATAAAATTTTGATAACCGTTCGAAAACTAATAATAAAAACGGGAACCACCAAGTTCCCGTTCTGACATAATCTGGGGGCCAGATTACATGTTCGCGATGATCGCGTCGCCAAACTCGCTACATTTCAGCAGTTTAGCGCCTTCCATCAGACGTTCGAAGTCATAGGTCACGGTCTTGGCGGCGATAGCGCCTTCCATGCCTTTAACGATCAGGTCTGCGGCTTCGAACCACTGCATGTGGCGCAGCAGTACATAACCACTAAATCAGTAACCAATTGAATAAATTAGCTTTATCATCTTTTCACTTAATAATGCATACCCTATCTCATCAAAATTAACTTACTGATTATCCAAAACATCTTGTTTGTTTTGGGGAAAGGTTTATCTTTGATGAATATTGAACTAGAGATAAGGTTTCCCGAGGAATACAATTGGAGGTTTTATTTTGAAAGCAAATGCAAACACTATCGCCGATTATCTCCACGCAACGCTCGAGAATGCTCAAGATCACATCGCCTCCCCTCCCCAATTGATGTATATGGTTTACCATATGGATGAAATATTCCAGAAAGAGATCCTGGCCAAGGGATTAGGAATGCACCCAACTGCTGGTTTTCTTGCTTTAAACTCCTATGTAATGTTGTTAGCCGCGGTACGACAAGCATTATCTGGCCATATAGTCCCTGTTTTCCCTATATTACGCACAGCACTTGAATCGTCTTGTTACGCTTACCTAATAGCTACTGATAATAGTAAGGCTCTGATTTGGTTGAATAGGCATAAGTCTCAATCAGAGTTAGATAAATGCCGTAAGACTTTTACTGTAAACAAGACAGTGAATGGATTAAAAGAGATCTCCTCCGAGATGGCTGAATATGTTAAGGCACACTATGATGCCTGTATCGATTTCGGTGCCCACCCAAACGAGAAATCCATAATTAACCATTTAACAAAAATTGATTCTCCCAATGATAGGTTCGATGCATGGGAACTTACTGGTGTTTATGGCCCCAATAGTTGGTATGTAAACTACACCCTACTTGCTTGCGTTGAGGTAGGGCAGGCAATTGCATTTCTTATCGCTGCATCTTCCGAGAACCATCCTTTGATCAATGAGCGACAAGCTGTTTTTCAAAATTGGATGGATGAAAAAAACAGAATGGCTGAAGAAATAAATGGTGAACCCATTGACTACACCGGCCCTATGTACTCATCGGTTGTGCCACCAACCTCCCAAGATCAATAGTTTTAAGGTTTTAGTAAAGTGTTTCTACTATATCTTTGTCAACATGCCCCCCTAATTTTACCTGCTATTATTGGGGGGGGCGGAGGCTCAAATCCTCTCGTGCCGGCCAAAATCCCTGAGAAACCAGCCTTTTAAGGCTGTTTTTTTTGCCTGCTTTTTGTGCGGGGAGTTTATGTGGAGAATCCCCATCAATAACAGCTTCTCCGGGGCTATTTTCCTCGCTAAGAAATACTCAATTATCTGTCTTCTATACTTCCAGTGTGACTACTGGAGGTAACCATGTGCGGACGCTTTGCTCAATCACAAACCCGTGAAGAATATCTGGCATACCTAGCGGATGAAGCCGAGCGCGACATCACATACGACCCTGAGCCGATTGGGCGTTACAACGTGGCGCCGGGGACTAAAGTTCTGTTGCTGAGCGAACGCAATGAAGAACTGCACCTCGATCCGGTTCATTGGGGTTACGCACCCGGGTGATGGGATAAACCACCGCTGATTAATGCTCGAGTAGAAACCGCGGCGACAAGCAGAATGTTCAAGCCTCTATGGCAACACGGGAGAGCAATTTGTTTTGCAGACGGCTGGTTTGAGTGGAAGCGTGAAGGAGACAAGAAGCAGCCCTATTTCATCCACCGTAAAGACCTCAAGCCTATCTTCATGGCGGCGATCGGCAGTGTGCCTTTTGAGCGCGGGGATGAAGCAGAGGGATTTTTGATTGTGACCGCTGCGGCTGATAAGGGTCTTGTTGATATTCACGACCGACGGCCGCTGACACTCTCACCAGAAGCAGCGAGAGAATGGATGAAGCAGGATATCGGAGGTAAAGAGGCAACCGAGATTGCCACTGACGGTTCGGTTTCAGCAGACCATTTTACTTGGTACCCAGTATCGCGGGCGGTAGGCAACGTGAAAAATCAAGGTTCTGATATAATATCTCCATTGCATGAAAACTAAAACTGGGAAGAGTATGAAGCGCCAAGATATCATTAAATGGATTCATTCTGAGTCACCTAACGTTGAATCACAGATTCAACGTTGGCTTACAGAAATTTTACAGAAAGGAGATAAGTCTGATGAATTCATGCGCGGTTTAGAGATTATCGATAATGAAATAGTTGTTCTGCTCAGGCCATACACTAATAGATATCCAGGAAATTGCTTAACCATTTGCACAGTAAATCTTCCTCCAGAACTCCAAAGGAAAGGATGGTTTAAAAGCTTTCTAAATCTTTGTTGTAGAGTTAACCCATGGAACGATGTTGTAATTGAAGACGTTGGCAATGAGCATCTTTTCGATTTTTGTACACGTAATAATTTTTCAATTCTACACCCTTGTTATAAAACAACATTTATTGTTAATCAGGTTATTGTTAGGGAAATGAATATTCTGCCTTTGGAAGATTACTCCTACTATCTGACCTTAAGTAAATCAGAAAACCGCGTCGTATAGCGCGGAGAGAGCATATCACGCTTCATCTGCCAGGTAGTCTGGATTCCTTGGCCGGCAAAGTACAGAGACCCTCTCCCATTTTTGGCATTCAGATGATCCAGGACCTCCATCAGTTTTCCGCTATTTTTCCGCGGTGCGTTATCGTCAAACAGGTTAAGCTGGGCCACGCCCTGACTGTAGAAATCGCTAAGCATCACGCCTGCTTTCTGATATCTATGCCCATCTTTCCAGATGGCATCAAGACATTTTGTCGCCGCGGTGATGATGTCCCGGCTATCCTGGGTCGGCGTAAGCAGCTTTACCGATGCACTGTTCCCGTAATACGGTTCATTCAGCGCAAAGGGGCTGGTTTTAACGAATGCTGAGATAAAGCGGCAGTACTGATGCTCACCACGGAGTTTCTCCGCTGCACGTGAGGCGTAGCTGCATATCGCCTGCCTCATCTCATGGTATTCAGTGATACGGCCGCCAAACGAACGGCTGCACACGATTTCCTGCTTTACCGGCGCGAACTCCTCCAGACCAAGACAAGGCTCCCCGCGCAGCTCCCGCACGGTTCGTTCCAGCACGACGTTAAAATGCTTCCTGATAAAGCGAATATCTGTATCCGCCAGTTGAAGCACCGTTTTGATGCCCATCGACTCCAGCTTTTTACTGATACGGCGCCCAACCCCCCAGACCTCATCCACCGGCAGCAAAGCCATCAACTTCCTCTGCCTTTCCAGATTAGACAGGTCCACCACTCCTCCGGTCTGCCGCTGCCACTGTTTCGCGGCGTGATTGGCCAGCTTCGCCAGGGTTTTAGTCTGGGCTATACCGACGCCGACCGTGAGGTGCGTCCTGCGCAGAACCGTCTCGCGAATTTCCCTGCCAAAATCGGTAAGATCGCGACAGTTACGAACACCAGTAAGATCGCAAAAAGCCTCATCAATACTGTAAATTTCGCAGCGTGGAGAGAGTTCCTCCAGTGTTGTCATCACTCTGTTGGACATATCGGCATAAAGCTCATAGTTGCTGCTAAACGCGATAATACCGTGCCGGCGAAACATGTCCTTTTGCTTGAAATAAGGCTCACCCATTTTGACGAAGGGCTTCGCCTCTTGCGAACGGGCGATCACACAGCCATCGTTGTTTGACAGAACGACCACCGGCCGCCCCTTCAGGTCAGGACGGAAAACAGTTTCGCAGGATGCGTAAAATGAGTTCACATCGCAAAGTGCAAACATCTCAGCCAGCCGATTTGATGATGTAAGTTACGACCCCGAACACATCGAGGGTATCCTCGCTACCAACGACTATCGGCGAATATGCAGGGTTCATTGGGTTAAGCTGAACCCGCGGATGCAGTTGCAGCTTCTTAACGGTGAATTCCCCATCCATAGCAGCAATAACGATATCGCCATGAACTGCTGTTCTTGAGCTATCCACGACCAGAAGATCACCTTCCCCTATGCCGGCATCCTTCATGCTGTCGCCGGCGGCTTTGACAAAATACGTCGCACTGGGGTGGTTAACGAGCAACTCGTTCAGATCAATGCGTTGCTCAACATAATCCTGCGCTGGACTAGGAAAACCACACTGCACCAGGTCGCTGTACAACGGGAGCAGCATGATCTGACGTAACTCAACGGGCGTGTAGAACTGCATAATAGACTCGCTCACATTAACACTGTTTTTATATACAGTAGTTTTAACAGGGCGACATATCAATATAGGTTCTGGCTATCAATTTATGCCATCGCCGTAACACATTGATGTAACGGGTAAGGTAAATCTTAAAGTGTTTTCAGGCCTTAGTTGTCTGATGGTTTTATGAACAGGGGACGGTTAAAATTTTTCAGCTATAGCAATGCTTCATAGCAAATTGCTCACCAGAGATCTCTTGCATACGGTTCGCAGGTGAGCAAACTTAACCGGCTGGAAAATATTTATAAATCGTCTTCACTCCTACCCCTATCACATCGGCTACCTGCTGCCGGGTAGCGCCGTTCTCCAGCATTCTGCGGCACCGCTCCACCACTTCTTCAGTCATTACCCGGCGGCGGCCGCCGACTCTCCCCTGCTCCCTCGCTGCGGCTAACCCGGCTCGGGTACGCTCCACTATTAACTCGCGCTCCATTTCCGCCAGGGCGCTCATGACGTGGAAGAAGAAACGTCCCGCAGGCGTCGAGGTGTCGATGCTGTCAGTAAGACTGCGGAAATTCACCCCGCGAGCCTGCAGCTCCGACACGAGCGTAATCAGATCACGCACGCTGCGTCCAAGCCGGTCCAGTTTCCAGACCACCAGCACGTCGCCGGGCTTAAGCCTGCGTAAGGCGCGCCTCAATCCCGGCCGTCTGGCATTTTTCCCGCTCGCGGTGTCTTCAAATATCTGTTCACATTCTGCGCGAAACAGTGCTGTTTTCTGCAAATCGAGGTTTTGATCCCCTGTAGAGACCCGTGCATAGCCAATCAGCATGTTGTAACCCGTTGAAATAGCTGATTGTAAAAAGCTCCGCGCTTTCGCTCAAACCCTCGTTTGGGCGAACGCCTTTTTTGGAGCAAAAAACATGGCCTTTAACCCGGAGCTGGGGAGCACGTCTCCCGCTGTGTTGCTCGATAACGCCGAGCGCCTGGATAAGCTGGTCAATGGGCCCGCCGCAGATGTTCCCGACCGTAGCGGTGATCCTCTTTATTCATGGCGCCAGATGATAGCGAAAAACGATGAGATCAGGCAGAACCTTATCCCGCTCAGTAAACAGTACGCGACGCTGGCGGCTGCGCAGGCGGATATCGCGAATATTCCCGAGGGGAGTACCACGTATTACCGCAGCCCGGACGACAGCGCCCTCGCGATTGAGGTCATGAACGTTGGCGGGACACTGCAGTCTACCGGTCGAAAAATGCCGTCCAGTCAGGCTGTAGATTCAGTGAGGGGATTAATAGACAGCCAGGGCGAAAACCCATTTTCAGTGGTGTTTAAAAATGGTCTTTCACCGTTCGGCTACAAAGACGGGCGACTGTATGCCGATGAATTTCAGAAACTCTATTCTTCAGATGCCGGGTTAGAGTTTGGCGGCAGCATCATTGATAACAATCCGCCGGATGGATGGCGTTTTGTCATCTACTATCGAAATGGTCTGGTGATGTGTGGTCAACGGAATGACGGCACGATGATCGGTTTCGGTGAGGGCGGCAGCGGTGGCGGCTCGATTGAGCCAGGCGATACGGCAGCGGACTATGATTCCATCCGCAACTACACAGGCACAGCAACGGTGCGGGATGTCGTAGGTCAGCGTACCGGCGGCCGCTTCGTGGTCAACCCGGATGATACGACCTCTGAGGAAATACCGGGCGGGATACTGGTCGATGTGCTGGGACGCCGCTGGTATCGCCAGGCGGAATTTGTCAGCTATGACATGTTTATGGCCCCCCGCGTTCCAGGTGCTACGCTCCTTGCTGTGCAGGTCGCTCTGGCGATGGGCAACCGTTCATCCGCGATAGCATATCTGTCAGGCGTTGAAGCTGCCGATGCCGCTATCCAGAATGCTCATCGTTATGCGAACCTGCTCAATATCCCGGTTCGTCAGAATGATGGTGCCTTCCTGGTATTAGTTGACCATGAAGCAGAGGTTCGCACAAACACGTCTCTCGGAGGGTCGATAATTTTTACCTCCGCTGACTCAGGTGTTAACGAAATCCGCTGGGGGCCACTGCGACTGCTTGATCCTACAGCGCCTGAGCCAAAACGTATGTTCAATATCAAGGGGAAAGAACGTATTGAACTCACTCCTGCTGAGCTGGCTACGTTCAACACCACTTACTCTCAGTACCTGAAAAAAGGCTCTAACTATTTGCCGTATCCGAAACTGTATCCTTATTACGGCGGGATGTTCTATGCGCTTTCTAATGAAGTGGAGATTTACCGAAACGGAAACAGGGATAACCCTCGTGACCGGGTTTTATACCGCGAATTCTCCCGTATTGGTAGAAATGGCGCACTGACGGAACGGATTGTGAAAGATATTCCGACCGGCTCAGTTGGCTACGCTGCGATTATCCCGAAAGAAGATGATTTTCTGGAATTTGAATGCCCGCATTTTATTGAGCTGGGCGACAGTCGTCGATTCCTGAATATCGAAGTCTCCAGGCCGATGGTGCGCATTAAAAACCTGGTGCATACGTCATGGCAAACGGATTCAACAAGTCTCGAAAGCCGCGTGGTTATTTCTGCTCGCGAAGTTTTTGACGTCTTTTGCGAATACGGAGAAACCACCTGTCACCCGGCGGAAAACGGCTCATATGTCATCTGCATTCGAGATACCTGCAACGTGCATATCGATAACTATTACGGACTGCATGGCTGGGGATTTCAGGGGCATCACGGAATAAAGGGGCTTTATGGCGGACGGAATATTTTCAACCGCGTGGATTTTCACACCTTCGGTTACGATATTTTCTTCGATGACCTGACCGTTAAAGGGAGACAAATAAATCTGCAGGGTGGCAGTCAGTGGTCGATAAAAAAACTCCGGCTAAACATTACACGGAGTAATGGCGATGCAGTGGATTACTTCCTGAATTATGGTATCGGTATGCGGCAGGACTATGCGAGCGACTGCGAGTGTATTCTTGACGTCGAGGATGTAACCGTTATGTGGGACAGGGGGTTGCCTGCATGGTACAACACCACCAGGTCGTTTGACCTTGTCAGAATTATTGATACTGCAGACTCTTCGGATCAGGGGATTGACAGCAAATTACCCCCCGTTATCAGAATTCGCAATGTCGTGTTTGACCTTGCTGGCATCCAGACCGGAAGACCAAACGACAATTTTGAGTTCTGTGCTGTTACGGCCTTACGTTCTCAGTTTACTGACTATGCTGTGACCGGCCGTAAAACGCTGCTACCCGACAATATCACCGTTGACGGCATGACGGCTATCAACGTTCAGCCCACGCAGAACGCGGTGATGTGCGGCATCAAAATGCCAGAGGACCTCTATAAGAACACTGTGGGCTCACGCAACAAAAAAGGTAGCGACGGGACTAACGCCCAAATTTCACTTCGAAATCTTCACAGCATTATCAACAATCCTGTCATTGAAAAAGATGCGGCGCAAACAGTAGATATACCTGGCAATTCAGCGAACTGGACAAGTGAATACCTGTCCAGTGATTACAGTTGGATACCGCGTATCACTCTGGAAAACTGCTACCCGGCCATCGTGAATATCTCAGGCGCAAAGGCCGTTGTCGATATTCATGGCGGCAAGCTGGCGCGGGTCTACACCAACGGCAATGGCAACCGCTGCCGGGTCACCGGTGCTGATATTGAGCTGATCCCTGATGCGTCGGGTGTGACCTATTTCGCAGCAGATAAAACGCTGGTGACGGGCTGTTCATGGCTGAACCCGGCCAGTGGTGCAACCTATCCTGGCACGTTGCGTGGCTCTGGAAACGAAATGATCGGAGAAAGTGCTAAAGCACCAAACCTTCCTGCAAAAGCTTTTATTGAGGAATAATAAATGGGTAACGGAACACGAATTTTGTTAAATGCAGACGGAATTATTACTGACTGGGCGAAACAGCATTTTGAGCCTGTATCTTCGCCTCTGTCAGCAATAGCAAATCCGAAGGTTGCATTTGATTTACTGACTCCGGTGGATAATTCGCGTCATGGTTTTTCTGTGCAGCAGGGTGTGCAGAAACTGAAACAATACGGGCTTGAATTTCCCGGAACCGCTGGCAGTCAGACCACGTTTAAAGAGCCAGGACTGACTGGGCTTTCCTTCCTGACGGCCTTTCGTTTGAGCGCAGTTGATGTATTTCAGTATGTGCTCGATTGCCGGGATTTGACGCCCGGATCAGGTCATGGTTTTGCCATTACATTCAACCCGACCGGGCAGAGGCTGGAGCTGCGAGTAGGATGGCCTGACGGAAGTCAGGGAATTTATTATCAGTCAGGGATGAGTATTATCGTTAATAAGTGGTATGTGGCATGTGGTGTTATTTCCCCTAACCGAAACCATAAACTCACGCTTTCCGACGGCACTGCAATCGCCGCCAGCCCGGCAGGTTACCTTGCAAACGTGGCGGGTAGCCCGCTGATGCTGGGTGCCAGCGCTGCTGGTTCGTCAATGCTGAAGGGCGATATGGGATTCTTCAGCGCCTGGGGTAATGAATTTACTGCGGGGGATATCGCGACCGCCATTGCACTCGGTATCAATATCATGACAGGCAGGGGACAGACGGTATGACGCGGATTACTGTTAAAATCGACACTGTTTCTTCCGTAACCGTAGTGTTTTACAAACAATCCGATAGCTGGGAGAGCTTAAATCAGTATGAACGTGACGATATGATCTCCCGGTGGGTAAATGAAAACACTGAGGCACAAAGAGCTCTCAATGGCAGCACTGGCTACCTTCTTAGCTGGAAAAGTGAATAAAAAATCCCCCGGAGGCACGCCGGGGGAAAGGTGATAAATGACATTATTGCTGTGTGCGTTTTTGCGCACTGCTTATCTTCTAAGAAAATTCCTGGCATTTCCAGTTATTTCTAAATTTTCAGAATAAGATCATGCAGATATGCCACGCTTTGAGTAATAAGCCTTTAACGCAGCATATACCTGATTGATCTCAGCTGTTGAGAGCATACGGCTGTAAATCGCAGCTGCGTAAAGATTACCCTGTGAGCTCTCTGCGGCGTTGTAATGCGAACCCAGGAGGATATTACCTGCCTTTCCATAAACGCCATTTGCTGGTAGAGGTGCCTGGGCATTTTTATTATTCGTCAGATCATAAAGGCTGGATGTCTTTGCTGTCTGACTGAATGCCGATGCTATGGCACGGAGACTGATATTATCAATACCCGACGATACCCCATACGACAGGTTCTGTCGGGTGATGAAACCATCAGTGGAATAACTCAGCGACAGCGTTGGGTTTCGCGTGGTGGCGCTCTGACGCATAAAGGATTGTGACGTGAAACTCCCTCCATTTGTAATCGGCGAACCTGTAGTGGACCAGGTCGGGAAATTACCATCCGCGCCGGTTGGTTCTGCCACTGTAATAATGGTCATTTCATCAGTCAGTTTTATCCCGGTATTGATGAAATTCAGCAGGTTGGTCAGGAGGAAGCTTTGTCCGTTGGTGTTAAAGAGCGGACTCCCGTTCTTTGCAGGAGTCGGCTTGTTGGGGATCAGGTTGCGTGTCAGCGAGTCTTCGCTGTTAAAAAAATTGAAGTACTCCACGCCTGCAGTTACCGGAGGTAAATATCCGGTAGCCACCGCAGAAAAATCGACATCTTTCTGAATTGCCAGGCTCATTTATTCATCCTTAGTGAAGGTCATGGAAAAGGCAATAGACCAGTTTTCCATCGGATAGGGGTTGCCGATCAGCTCCGGAATGTTCTCTTCCGGCCATTGGGTGAATTGCGGGTCATATTCGTACACTTCATCCGGTACGTATTTATCAGAATCGGTTACCATGCCCTGCCCATACTGGGGGCGTGTTGCATAGGCCACCCGGACTTTCCCCTGCGGCTCTGTATCGCATGTCAGGCGAATAACCGTGTCGGCTGCAACGGCAACGCTGGTGATATTCAGTTCTGTCCCTATGCCGGACGGATCGGCATCAATCATATGCCAGGCGCGAAATCCGCAGTTAGTGATGGGGGTTCTGGTTCCGTTCCTGAACGGGCTGGTAAATTTTAATGGTGGATGATCGACGTAGTAACTCAACAGAAAATCTGAACCTGAACAGGTAATGCCCATGGGAGCGAGTGGCTGGAATGGACGCCGCTGATTCAGTACACGATCTTTTGCTTTGGCAAAATAACAACCCAGCCAGCGACTGCCGTTGGTCATCAGATGGCCACCTTTATCCGGCAACTGATAGTCCGGCCCAATGAGGAAACAGTTTGGTGTTTCCTGACAAAATTCCCATTGCGCCATTCCCACCCAAAGCTCGACAGCGTTCACCGGCTGCGTGGCCGGATTAGGACTGTATGTGTATCCCGTCTGAGAAATAAACCAGGCTGGATTGTCTTTCTGGCCGGTGATCTCACGAATTGTATTATTGATTTTGTTGTAGAGTTGCCCCAGTTGCGATTTATATGTGGCTTTAGGCGTTCGGTCATCATAGTCGCGTTGTCCCTGAACGAAATCGACCCCGGTAACCGAATAGGTTTTCCCTTCGCTGTCAGCCAGGGCCTTTGCCTTCGTTACGCATTCAACGACACGATTAAAATATTTGGTATCGTCCATCAGGCTGGCAATTGACTGGCCGGACACGCCGACCGTGGAGGCGACAAACAGTCGACCAGGGTCAGCACTCAGACAGTGCGCCTCAAGGAAGTGTCGTCTGAATCCGTTCACCGCGCCAACGATCGGACTCTCCCCTTCATTAACCGCGCTTCGAGCCAGCGCGAGTTGCTCCGCATCGGACAGAATGGCGCTGCCAGAGACTGACTGTACAACTGCCCGCAGAGGTTGCCACGCATTTACGCCCAAGGGAACAAACGCATTGTTCGTCGTGCTCGCCGGACGAACAGACTGCCCCAGCATTAGCGAATCATATTTAGGCGTTTTGCTGACAACCGGCCAGCTCATATACCCCATACCAAGGCTCTGACACTCCATCAAAAAATGGTTATACGCCTCAGTCGGAAATTTCAGCCGTGTCAGTACGCGCCGCGAAACTTCCGCCGCGTAAGCTTTATTTTTCAAATCCAGAATGCTGACTTCGTCAACAGGTGTAGAACCGCCGCCGGAATCTCCCAACAGATAGCGTCCGAAATTATCCAGCACATCGATATAGAATCCCTCGGGGTCCTGAAACCGTAACCCAACATCATTGGTAAACAGGATTTTGATATTTCCCGCCAGAATATTGTCTGTTCCGAGGTAGGCAGCCCGTGATCCAAATCCCCCCTGATCATCCACTCCCCATGAAATCCAGCCCGCAGAGTCTTTCAGTGCCAGCCAAAACCCTGGTACATCTCCGGTAACAATCGAATCCTGCAACTGGCGCGAAAGTGCGTCCACGGCATCCTGAGAAGGCATCCGACGTCCGGTAGCCGTCAGAACCCCATTTATGTTTTTGTACTCATCCGCAAGGGCAGCGCTGTCCGTAGTTCTAACCCATGTCACGGAGCCATCTGGTATTTTTCCAGCAGCTACTGCAGCCTGAGCATCAGAGAGGGTATTAAATGGGAGCCCGATAGCAGTAATGCTGTTCTGCGCATCAGTGACAGCAGCAAGCATCATCGTCACGATCTGGCGCCAGGAATCCAGCGGTTGCCCGGCACGGTCGGTAACGGTGCCCGCGGGCCCATTGACCAGCTTATCCAGGCGCTCGGCGTTATCGAGCAACACAGCGGGAGACGTGCTCCCCAGCTCCGGGTTAAAGGCCATGTTTTTTGCTCCAAAAAAGGCGTTCGCCCAAACGAGGGTTTGAGCGAAAGAAAAGTTGAAAGGGATTTTTTTGGTATTAAGCAGCGTCGCCGGGGTATGTGGCGTCGTCGTACTGGTAGAACGATTCGAGGTATTCTTTAGCGGTGACCTGACAGGTTCCGTCTGACTGCGGAGCGATCTCCTCTACAATGGCATCGTAGACGTGGCGCGTTGAGCCGCAGAACACCAGGCGGATCGGCTCGATGGTTGCCGACGACAGGTCAACCTTCATCGGGTCATCAAACTCGCTCAGGTGCGGGACTGACAGCTGAAAATCGCCCACCCTGCTCGCCACCATCAGCCCGGATGCAGAGCCATCCTGATAGCGGATCAGCGCGCGGGGGTTTTCAAAAGACCAGTCCAGCGGCTCCGTGACGGTGAACGTTGTCACGCCACCCGCCGTTGTCATCGCCTCCACCAGACAGGAAATCGTGTTGTTACCCGGAATATCATCCGTGAGCACAATGCGATCGCCCGTGTTGTAGCACAGCGCGTCCAGCTCGGTAGTGGTCTGGAACGTCACCCGCTGCTGCAGGTATTTCATCAGGCGACGCATGCCGATCTGGTAGGCGTGATCGCTATCCAGTACCCCATCGAGTTTGTAATTCTCGATTTTCACCGGCGTGGGATTGTCTGGCGTCCGGCATTTAACGGTCTCCTCTGCCCAGGTAGTTCCGTTGATGTACGTCACGTCGACGCCATCAAAATCATCGTCAGACGGTACGGTAAATCCGCTCTGCAGCTCCTCCACCATCTCATGCGGAGTGATCACGCCAGTCCAGGGCTTAATCCCCTCACGGTTAACCGTCGCCAGGCCATCACTCAGCAGAAAACGTGACTTCCCGGCATTGGCTATCTTCTGCAGCATTTCCAGTGCTGAGATACTGTCGCCGGTAGCAAAGTCGAAATACTCGCCGCGTGGCGTCCAGTATGCAGACTCCAGCGCGTTGATGGTGTCGACATCCATCCCCAGTCCCAGCGAGTTCCCGACATGCAGCAGCGCCCCAGAAATGGTTCTGGCCGTTCCTGAGTCATAGGCCCGCGTGGCCACCACGTTTACGCGGCGGTCCGACTGAGCCGCCAATTTGCCCCCCGTCTCAACGGTCACCGCCATCAGCGACACGCCGGGATAGGATGAAGGGCGCGTCAGCAGTCGCCCGCGCAGTGCCTGCCAGTACATCGAATCCCTGGCGTTGTTTGAGCCCTGCTCATTGCGCCGGCGACAGCGAACCTCTACCAGCCCTGGTGAGCTGAGGGTGATCCGCTCAGTGAATCCCAGCCCGTTGACGTTTTTAAGCGCATACTCTCCCTGGTGACTCACCCACCCCGATCCGGAACCGTAGACGCGATACTGAATCTCCCACTCAACATGCCGAAGCCGCTTTTTCCCCTTGCTGTCAAAGCCACAGATGCCGCTCGGGAAGGAGAAATTCACCTCGAACATATCCACGGTCTCATTTTCAGGGCAAACCAGGAACGGCCCCAGCCAGCTCAGCGTGTCGTTAAGACCAGTGGCCTCATAGTCGATCATCGTCCGGGCGGTGAATCCCGGCCATGACTCATCAACGGCACCATTAACCAGGCGCGCCACCGTCGCCGTTGTGCCGTCGGTCGAGACAATGCGGTACTCATTCCCGCGGTGAGCAAGTGAAAGCCGTTGCACCCCCTCCGGCATGCCGGAAAAGGCTGTTCCCGTGGCGCTGTTATAGGCAAGCGTCACATTCGCCGTTACCGCCGGGCTGCCGCCGGTTGATGCCGTGCCGGAGGTGTAAACCGGGGCATCACCGAAAACAGCTGCAGGCAGCGAAGAGGACGTGATCGCCCCACCCGCGAACGGACTGGCCGCCTCAGTTATCAGTACGGTGCCGCCGTTGTCCTGCGCAACCAGGCCGGAGCCAGTGAGTCCCTCGGTAATGGCCGCCAGCAGTCCCGACATTGAGACATAGTTAGCCACCAGCGACACCGGGTAGGTAATCCCCTGCCAGGTGATCGTGAACGTGCTGGAGCTGGTCGAAAAGTCGTAGGTGGTCGGGGCCGCACTGGCCTGGAGTTTTGCCGCACTCCCCCCGGCGCCGGGCACTGCAGCCTGACCGGGGGTATATGACGCGATAAACAGATCGTAATCGACAGAGTTAAACCCCAGCGTCACCGGCATACCAACCACCGGCGCGATCTCCGTCAGCAGCGGGCTGGCGATAACGCTGTATCCGGCCGCCGAAGTGATCTGGTAGTTAGCCGGGGCTTTCAGTTCGACCACGGCGCCAGCGACCCAGCTGGGTGGCAGCGCGTTATCGTTCTCGTCATTATCATCATCCGTATCCAGCCCGGTAAACGTTACGCTCGATCCGGAGACGGTCATGCTGTCTGCGATAATGTCGTCTGCGTCCGGCGACGTCTGGGCCATATCCAGCCCGGTGCCGGATGACGTCCCGCCCACTTCGGTGGAATTGACCCAGTTTTCGCTGCGCTCATCACCGGAAACGTCCGCGCCTGGCGGGTAATGGGTGCTGCTGAATCCCGGTAGCGTTGAAGCTGGCGTACTGCCAACCCGGATATCGCCATTGGTATAAATCAGATCACCGACACCGAGACACAGCAGCATCTGGACGCGCATTTTCGTAGGATCGGCGGCATCAAACCGGGTAACCGGCTGCACCACATAATCAGGGTAGATACGCACCCGGCCAAACACCTCACGAATGGCATCACCCAGTTTTGCCGTATTTGCCTTTGCCGGGTTCAGGTCGAGACTCCGCCCTGTGGATGAGGTATAGCCACCCGTATCGATGGTGCTCATCATAAAAAGCGAATAGGCTGCAGCGGCAACGGAGATACCGACGCCGATCCACGCGATTGTGGCGGCCTCCAGCCCGAAGGGGACCGGATAAAACCTGACATCACTATCAGGGTGGATCACGCAGGTGGCCCACTCGCCTGGCGGAATTGACAGCCCCTCAACCTCAACGGTCAGCGGTGGGACATCCCGATCCTCGTAGCCTTCAACATTTGCCACCAGCCAGCTGCGAATACTGGTTACACCATGCTCATGCGTTTCGAGTGGTTCACCGGGAAGCCGGGACGGGTAAAAACGAATGGTCATTGCCAGAACTCCACTTTGACAAATCGCCGCTTAAACCGCGGCAACGGCAGAAAGGTGACGTTCGTTCCCGGGTTGCATTCCGCCACATGCAGCAGGCCATCGATGTTGACGACGATCCCGACATGTGTGACGGTTGACCCGGAATAGCAGGCAACCCCGGCACCCTCGCAAGGTTCGCAATGTTCAAGAGTGAGCATCATCCGGCGCGCTTCCCGATCGAGGCCACCATCGTCTTTCGTGACCCCGGCAAAATCAGGCCAGAGAGGCAAGCCCAAATCGCTGCGTATCTCGTTCACAATGCCAAAGCAGTCAAGTTTTGGAAAAGAGCGACCGCCCTTCAGCCAGATGACCGAAAGGTACTTTTCAGGTTGAAACATGTAATTACCTCGTTGATGCGAAATCAATACCCTGTTGATGCTTCCAGGTTTTCCGATGTTACTGATTGGTGTACTCTTTTCAGAGCACAGCGATACCTCTAAAAGGAACAATAAATGTCAATCAGCTCAAACAGGACAGCGATAAGCAGGATTCAAAGAGAACTGGCTGATCTGCGAAAAAAAATAGCGGATGAAAGCAAAAAGGAAGCACAACTACTAAGCAGTATTAACCAGTTACAGAGAAGTATCACCAGTTCAACTTCCCCATCGACTGTTTCCTCCAAAATGTCTCAAATAGCCCGAAATACAAGCGACATATCCAAATGCAATGCAAAAAACGCCGAGTTATCAAAAAAAATTGCTGATAAAACTGCTGAACTTCATCGTTATGAGACACAATTGACTAAAGATGAAGAGTCCGAGCGCAAAAAGCTGGAAATTGCGCAAAAAAAACGTGAAAAAGAACAACAGGATTTACAAAAAAAAATTAAAGAAGAAATGGACTCACAAATACGGACCCTTCATAGTCGTATGCTCTCCAGTAAAACTGGTATCCACGATGCCATTAATGATGAAGATGAATCTCCGCAATATGATGTTTTTATTTCTCACGCCAGTGAAGATAAAGACTTGTTCGTAAGGCCATTTGCGGAGTACCTGAAATCTCAGGGCGTGAAGGTCTGGTACGACGAATTCTCTCTCGCATGGGGCGACAGTCTCAGAAAGAAAATCGACAAAGGACTTGCGAATTCACGTTTCGGAATAGTTGTTATATCTAAAAATTTCATTAAAAAACAATGTACAGAATATGAACTAAACGGATTAATCGCATCTGAAATTGAAGGGACAAAAAGGGTATTGCCAATCTGGCACGAAATATCTAAATCAGAAGTCATCAAATTTAGTCCATCTTTAGCTGATAAGGTAGCAATGAATACCGCAATACAGACATATGAGGAAATAGCGGATCAGTTAGTGACCCTCCTCCGATAAAACCCCAATTTTACAAAGTAATTCGAGCAGACGACACATATCGTATCCCTCACCGTAGGGTGAGGGTCTTAGCCCCTCAGAATAGGCAATATCTTTCACAAGTAAAGCCCATGCCGGAGTTTTATCTGGAATTAGTAGTTTTTTTATTACGGCAAGTTCATAGCGAACTTGTAATAGTTCAGATTCAAGTATTTTTATCCTTTCTTCAGTCATACCACCTCCGGTTAAGACTAATAACGCAGTCCGGGGAATACAGGGAGCATGTAGCGGTAACGCGGCCAGGCCATATCGAGGACATTCATATAGCCCGCGGTGATCTGCACCTCTGTCGCTGTCCAGGAGCCCGACTTGATTTTCAGCGTATACGGCACTGCCGCAGGCGCTGCTAAATCCGTAGAGATATAACTCCGGTACGTCAGCCATGCAGGCAATCTGTTAGCCAGGGCATAGCGGATCGCCGTGGACACAACACCATCGATATTGCACAGGGCAAATTTGAGGTCCTGCGTGCCGTCCGCATTGCGCGCCGGCAGCGCAATGTCTATCGCACAGGCGGAAAACGTTACGGTATCGCCGTTCTCCGTCGTTGCCATAATATCCTCGTAACCCTGGCACAGGTAATGGACATTAGAACCAATGGTGATCTGCAGCGTCTCAATGATCACCTCCGGCCCGCTGCTGGCGTAGAGGCGTTTAATCTGCGTCATGCTTTGGCCACTCCTTATTCAGCGCAATATCCAGCAGTGAGCTGCCGACGATCCATTCCGGGTAATTACCCCATGGGGCAGGAGCAAGGGGGCGTTCCCATAATTCAAGCGTCGCCGTGTACTTCCAGTAAATCGGGGCCACTAGCACCGGTCCCTGATAAATATCTGTGAAGCGGCATTTGTAAAACTTAATGCCTGACGGCGTCTGCAACTTCATCATGAACCATGCAGCCCCGTCAGATAACGCATCACGGAACCAGGACTCAAACGCCAGGCCCTGCGCATCGGTTTCCATAAACCAGGTGATGCTGGCCTGTGTCGGCGTGGACGTAAAAGCTCGCCTTTGCCTCGCGCGACCGGTGGTTAACTGGGTTCGTTTTAACGGGCTTACAGGCTGAAATCCGTATCCTTCCTGTAATGGCATAGGGAGGCTGTCATGTGGGTAGTAGATATCAGTCATGCAGTCTCCCGGTAAAGTATCTCGAATAAAATTTCACCATTAACCTCAGGAGGGTATACATTTCAGAATAAAGCACGATGGAATCGAAGAAATCTCTGATTTAAAAAAGCAGTATTATCAATATATTAATCTTATTGACTTTAATGTGAGCTTACATTGTTTCGGCACAGCCCTATATCAAAATAAAAAAGGGCGATGTGCCGACAGGCAATATACATCAATGTGACTGCTTGTTTAAAAGCAACTCCTGAAGAAGAAGCGCAATAGAAACAAAGATCAAAACCCCACAAAAAACAATTTTTGCAAAATCATAGTTAAACACGGTTGTAAGCGTATCATTATTATATAAGTGATTATGCCTATAGGAATAAGTTGTGTAGATATCATCGCATATTTCAAGAATTCCACCGACTATCAAAACAAGCCAAAGAAATGAAAACTTCACTCGGACCTCCTTACGTTTACGTCTCCTATTGAAGATAAGTCCGCCAATAAAAAGAGGAATCATAAAAGCTATAAAGTCTTTAAATGTAAATGTTAACAACGCTTCCATTAATAAGATCCTTGTGTTTTCTTGCACCTACTCAGATTGTTAGACTTACCTACCTAATCAAGTCTCAGCTAATGCAGTTTAGCTTACCTAGGACCGTGTCGTGTATAGTTTCCTTTTAGAGCGTTGCCAAAAGCTCCTTGTGGCATGGTAACCTCCTTTGTGAGTTCACCTTTTAACTGCCTGGAAAGCTGTCGATTATTCTGATTGAGTGTAGCGCTCAACTGCTCCGGAGTAATACCCTGGAGATGAAACTCCTGATTAATCGGCGCGTGTACAGTTGTTTGCCTACGGTTATCGCTGTTAACGTTCTGAACACCAGTACCAAACCCTGTACGCCCCAGAGTTGCATCAAGCGGTTGGCCATTTCGAAGTGCCTCAAGCTGAGACACGCCGATCCGGTTCGTTGATGCCTGGTCGAAGACGTACTCTCCTTTGTGAACAATACCCGCGGGCTGATACTTACCACCGGGGCCGGTGTAACCGCCGGAGGCGAAGCCAACACCTGAAACAGCCTGGATATTTGAGACGATACTGGCAGTCTGCGCAGCGATTGAGGCCATAGCGATGATGTTGGCCGGATAAGGCGCGCTTACTGCCCCACTTGCTATAGCCTGCTGGATTTTCACCATAGAGTCAGCGATAGCGAATGCCTTGCTCGCAGCAAAAGCAACCTTGTAGATTGCCGATTGCTCACCAAACCCCGTTCGCATGATTTCAGCGGTGCTATCAAACAAGGACTGCGTGGCCGCAGATATGATGGTGTTTTTCTGAGCCTCTATGACCTGATTTGCATCCGCTGCACGCTGACGAATAGAGGTCATTCTGGCCTCACCCTCGGCAGTTATTTCACCGGCCTTCGCATAAGCTTCCTCCTGAGCTGCCAGCCAGCGCTGGAGCTCTTGCTGAGCCTGGTCATATTCGTTGATTTGCCCCTGCATCCCCTCAAAAGTTCCAGAGAGTCTCCCTCCTGTGGGTGTCAGGTTTCCTACAACATTACGAACCGTCGAGGGCAGTTGCATATCGGTGTTTTGATAAATATCTGCCCGTGTTTTTTCATATTCACCGGGTTTTAGTTGCCCGGTTGCTTTGGCTTTCTCCAGCAGTTCAAGACGGGTTTTAAGCAGATCGTTGGTCCGCTCATCCTTCGTCTTTACCTGTTCCTGCATCTTCCGATAATCGTCCAGGGTTTTTACGGAATTTTGCAGTGCCTCCTGCTGCTTATATGCCTGGAGGATTTCATCTGAACGGGAAAGGATCGACTTCTGGTCAGCGGTGAGCTGCGTTTTAGATTTGAGGTCAGCAATCTGCTGTTCGAACTTAATCCGCGCCTGTGTCGCGCTGTTAAGCTTGTCACTGGCATCCAGCTGGGACTGCATGGCAGCAGTCTGCTGGTTTATCTGATCAAGCAGCCGGGTTGCTGCGTCCTCTGTATAGGCTTTTTCTTTGTGGGTCTTAGGCTGTCCAGCTTTTTTGGCCTGCTCAAGTTCCTTTTCTCTTACAGCAATTAGCGCATTGGCCTGTTCGATTGCTTCTTTATTTCCTGAGAAAGCAATTTTTCTGGACTGTGCTCTTGCCTCCTTTAACCGAGCTTCTGCACCGGCAACCCTGTCTGCCGCCAGATACTCCTTATTAATCCAGTCAACGGAATTTTTTACCGCCTTATTACCTTCAATGGTAAGTGTGTTCATCGTGGTTTGCAGATCTAATGCCTGGCCGATAAACCTCATCGTAGGGTCAATTGCGCCACCAAGCGCTACGTTTTGCCTACCCTTATCCGCTGCTGTGTAATAACTTTTGACCTCAATAGCTGCAGCTGTCCACGAATCACCTATTTTCAGGATCTCCCGTCGATGCTTATCAATATCAGCATTCAAGGCGGTGAAATTAGCAGAGTCCTTGTATTGGGCTACCTTTGTCCTTGCCTCGTCATAACTAAAACCAACGTCGATAAGCTTATTTATTGCTTCGCTCGCACCGTCATTAGTCGTTATAAACATACTACTGACTTCATCAATCGCCTGACCAGTCTTGTCAGATATGGCAACCATATTAACCGCCAGCCGTTCTGCAGCATCTCCGTTAGCGCCAAGAGACGTTGTGGCTATTTTTGTCGCAGCATCAATTTCCTGTCGGTTCTGATAGACGGCATAAGTTAGCAACCCAACTGAAGCAGCTGCTACGCTATAGGGATTAACCAGACCCATGACATATGTGCCAACGCCCTTAATCGCTGGCCCAATGCCGCCAAACATATCTTTGAGCTGACCGCCCTGCTGCATAAGAACCATAAACGGTGACTGCCCGGTAGAAAGACCGACAACGATATCGGTCATCTGAGCAGGGATCATGCGCATAGCGTTGGCAGTCTGAGCTGCAGATTGGCTTGTTTTACCCAATTGCGCCTGGGTTTTCTCCAGAGCATCTCGGGATTCTGCAAGTTTACTGTTGAGGCGATCGTAAGCCAGGGGCGACAGCATCCCGGATGTTTTAGCTGTATCCAGCTGGCGCTGCTGCTCGTTAAGGCGACGGAATGCTTCACCTACGGGATCTATTTGGGCCTCAAGACGACGCAGTGCATTCACCTGCTCATCATGTGCTTTTACAGCCTCGCGCTCGGCTTGTGCTTCGCCAGTGACTTCCCGACGAGTCTCCTGAAGTTTTTTGCTGTATGCATCATATTGGGAAGTATTAATTGCGCCCGATTTAAAGGCAGTATTCAGTTCACTTTGTTGTTGTTCAAGATTGCGAAGAGCAGCTGCCAGAGGGTCGATTTTATCGAGCATTCTCTGGAATGCATCAGCCTGCGCCTCCTGCTGCACAGCAGCCAGTTTGCTGGCCTTCTCTGCTTCTCGTTGAGCTTGTGCAACACCACTTAGTTCCTCAGTGGTGTCATTCAGCATCTTAGACAGCGAACGAAACTCTTCCTCGTCAATTAGACCCTTATCGAAGTATTTTTTTAGCTCACTATAGCGGCGACCGACTGTATCAATAGCAGCACCAACCGGATCAATGGCTGCTCGTAATTTATTGAGAGCATCTTTTTCATCGTCAGTCGCTTTTGTCACTTTGAATATGCTGGTTACAGCCTTATCACCAGACTGAGTCATCTTATCAAGCGCAACAGTAAGGCTGTCAGCCTGCTTCTCTGCCCCGGAGCTGTCCAGGCGTATCGCTAGCCGTGATTCTTGTTCTGCCATTTACCTTATCTCCGGGCAATAAAAAACCCGCCGATAAAGCGGGTTAGGAAATACTTAAAAAATGATAATCAGTGAAAGCTATCTTCATCCCTCGATTGAGTTACTGCAATTTAACGCCTCCCATAACAAACCGTTTGTCATCTTTGTTATAGGCTTCAAAATTTAAGGATTTCCCTTCATTGGATCTAACGATATTTACTTCACCATTGTCGCCACCAACGCCTTTCATTGTGAAGGTAGTTGTCTCCTGACCCGCAAAGGTGTTACTGCTGATATCGCTTTGATAGTAAGCCTTGCCGTCAATAATCATATCTACCATCCCGTTGTTATGCAGGTACAGCTTGGTATGATGCCACTTTCCCGTCCCGGTTAAATCGCCAGTGAGGAATTCACAGTTAAAGGAAACATCGCCTTTTTTACATTCCGACGTTATTTCCTCTTTCCCCGTAGCTATCATCTCAGCAATTGAAGGTGGGTCTTTAGGGGGGAGTAGTTTTGATATTTGAAACTTGTCATCACAGCCCAACAATGCCATTAAACCAAGCCCGACCACCAAAACCCTTTTCACATCCCTATCCCCATCATTAACATTTGCACACAGATTAGCAGGGATGCGCGTAGGCTGCAAAATCACCTGATCGTTTATCAGGATGTTCGTCTCTTCGTCACTAGGGTACGTTAGAGGCTAAAACTCACATAAAGGTACTTTTATGGATAAGTTCGACAGGGAATTGCAGCGTGAAATACTCAAAGTATGCATAGAGGCCTATCCAAGGACTGTTGATGAACTTGGCAATGATTATGTATCTGAAATAATCATGTCTGCACCTTTGGATAAACTACTTGCTAACTTGTTTTATCTTTCTGGTCACGGCCTCATAACCTTTCCAAGAATAGGGAGTAACCTAGATGATCAGCTCGCATTTAGCATTCTTGATATGTCTTCTGTAACCTGCAAAGGCATTGACTTCATGCTCAACGACGGCGGTCTCTCCGCAATCCTCAACGTACAGACCATCAAGTTTCATCGTGAAGCAGTAGTCGTCCTCGAAGACCTGATCGCGATTTCGAACATGGACGTTGAGCAGAAGGAAAAAGCCAAGTCGACTCTCGGCGAACTATCGACGGAAGCACTTAAAACTGTGGTGCAAGCTGCGACGACTGCAGGATTATCTGCACTACTTGGAAAATAAGCTTGGTCCAGAAAACAAAAACCCGCCGAATGGCGGGTTATTTAATGAAGGCATCTCTTTACCAATATCATACATGACGTTCCCTATGACCCCACACAATGCATTGTAAAACGTTGTTTTGTAAATATTGCTTGTTTGGATTTTTTTTATTTCATTCATAGAGTCACCTTCCTTTTCCGTACGTTTAGCTTTTTTCGATTTGATAAAACGACTACTCAATTTGTACGCAGAATAAACTGCTAAAGCTGTTAGCGTAGGGTCAACGGATGCCATGACTAGCGGAATCGAACACGCAGAGATGCAAAATTCTTTTCAACTATGCTTTATTATATCGCAAAATATCGAAATATTTCATATTTTTTGGAATAAAAAAACCGGGGCTGCGCCGAAGTTTATCTCGTTTTGATATGTTTATTCAGCTCTTCAGCCCACTCAGCTCTCCAGGCATCATCAAGGGCCAGTATCGCTGCATCAAACTCAATGCGGTCGATCAGGATGGTGCGCGATGCCAGGTAAAGCTCAATATCGTTCAGGGATAGAGGGAGCGGCACTCCGGCCATGCCGGCATACTTCCTGCCGCGCGATATCATGGCGTAAGCGTTGAGGATCTCCCCAGTGACTGCATCGATTTCAGGCTCTGGAATGGGCGGGAGATTTAGCTTCTCCCTGCGCCACTTTGCTTTCTCACCCTGCTCGCCGGCGAATTCCTTTAACCACTTTTGGGCCCCTATGGCTTTTTTACGGTTTCCTGAGTCTGCTGCTCCTTACCCTGAGCAATGGCCGCCGCCTCAGCCAGAATAAGCCAGTACAGAGAGGGGTTTTGCTTCAGTAACGCAACACCACGCTCCGGTGTATACGCTACCGCCGTCTCCGTACCATCCACCAGCTCCCCCACGCCTTCCCAGTCTTTCAGAAGAAAGCGCGCGCAATTGTCGATGAGAAGATCATCAACCGAGTCAATCTCTCCCACACTGGCGAGATCGAAAGCATCCGTACCGACCTGGTAGCTCGCGTCCATTTTGTCGATATGGCGCCGCACCAGCGCATTGCGTGAGCGGTATTGTGGATTCTCGCTACTGGCCACCAGCAGACGGAGTTTAAACAGCGCTTCGTCTTCCGGCGTGAATTTCTTTTTACTTCCTGCTGGCTTTTTGTAAGGGAAAAACCAGCGTTCTCCGTTTAAATCAATTTGAGAAGAAATAATCAGCATAAAGACTCCCAAGAAAGCCCGATCCGCGATGACTGCAGAACGGGCCAGGTAAATTAAGGCGCGGTAACGGTGATTTCAGACGTTGCCGTAAAGGTGCGGGCCTTACCGGTGATGGTTGCAGTGCCGGCTGCGTTACGTGTGACTTTCGCTGTTTTCTGCCCGGTAGAAACCACGCTGGCGATAGTCGGATCCGATGACGTCCACTGGACGGTATCTGTTGAATCAGCTGGCGTAAGCGTGGCGGTTAACGTCACAGTAGATCCCACGGCCCCAGTTGAAGTGGCTGGCGCAACACTGATTGCCGTCGCCGGCACTTTGGGGACGCGGGTGATAGTTGGCGGAGTATTGGCCGCGGTGATATCCAGCTGAACCTGAACAATTTCAGTGCTCCCCGCATCCGGCCAGTCGCCGGAGATCTGCACCTCCGGGAAATCGAAGGTATAAGCGCCTTCAGCATTCTCCAGCGTAAAGCTAAACGGCACCATTTCGCCGGTGAACGTTTTTTTGTAAACCTCCCAGGCAGCCTTTGACCATGACAGCGTGATTTGACCTGACGGGGTAAAGGTTGTCGGAATGTTTGCGCCGGCGAATGCTGAACCGGTACCGATGCAGCGCTGGGTCTGCATATTGTTGTTGAACTGAATGTTAAAGGTGTCGACGCAGAAGCCTGTCCCGCCATCAACACCATTCAGCCGGATGTTCGTGACCTCCTTGAAGGAGTAACGCAGCGCCCCCGCTAAATCCACCGGCGTGGTGAAATAGCTGGTATCGTCCCCCTTCGTCTCCCAGTCCAGCCCTGCAAACGTAATGGTTGCAGTGATATCACCATCGGCCGGGATTTCCATCTGGAAGGTGCCAACCTGGCAACCGCGGGCAATCTGGGCGATCCCCACATCACTGGCAAAAGTCGCCACGGAGAACGTAATGCGACCATTACCCATCGTCAGCACGTTATTTAGCCATTCGGAACCGAAACAGCTGGCAAGAAAATCGTCATGCTGATTCCAGCGAAACCGCGTACCGACATCGCCGCCGACATCCGCAGTGCCGCGTGAAACACCCTGCGCCATGCGGTCACCAGCGATTTCGTCATTGTCGTTGGTGTTCTGCGTTGGTTTCAGACCAAATGAAGAACGCCGCAGCAGGTTCCACGCCCCTGCTGTTGGCGTGATACCTGGCGTTGTCTCGCGAATAAACGCGGCTACTACTTTTGCACCTGAGCTCACAGGAGCCTCCTGTTTTTTGTGCGCTACAGAGCGCGATAAGGAATTTGAAGATTGAGCTGTAACCAGCCATCGGTCTCACCAGCCGGCACAGCAGAAACAGCGAAATAACTCAGCTTTCCGTCGTCCTTGAACTCAAATAGCTCCGTTAGCTGATCGGCCGTCCTGGAGATAAGCAACGTCCCGGAGCCGACCGGAACAAACAGCTGAATGATGAGTAAGCCCGTCCTGTGGATGACCGGCCCATCCCCGATCTCGGTTGCGCCAGCCTGCCCTGCAATGTTGGTGAGGCGGGCCCAGATATCGCGGTTGCTGGGGTCAAATACCGGACCATTGGGATAATCCACCGCATCAGAGGCAATAGCGGTCTGTGCCGCCATTCGGGAAATGACAGCGTTTCTGATTTCTGTAAGGGTCATTTGTAGGCCTGAATCACACCATTAAACGAGACGGCATAGACGCCTGTCGGCGCCTGCGTTGAGTGACCATTCTCCAGAGGCACGGAGTAAGGCAGGTTCGACTGGATGTAAATCACCGAGTAGGCTGGCGCCTGGTCAATGATATTTTTGCCATTAAGAAATGTCATTGTCCCACGCGGATCCGGCTCGGTCGGGACGGAGTGATCGGGTTCGCCGATGCTGACAAAATGCGATGCCCTGAAGGTTCCTGCGCGATACTCAGCCGGCCGCCTGATATCCATGCTGTCATTAACACGGACTTTCTTCCTGAGCCTTCCGGTTTTGGTCAGGTTAGCAGGGTCGGCATAAAGAGATTCGTTCCATTCCCCAACAGCTTTGTTGTATTGAACCGCGGTCGCGTTGATGGCCCACAACTCAGGGTTTCCTACCGGCGAACGTTGAACGATTTCATTCAGCAGTTGAATGGCGATTGTCCGCTGGCGTAGTTTGACATCTTCGGCCACCAGCCCGGCGAATGCCGCCGGGTCAATGTTCCAGCCCTTAGCCATATCACACCCTCCGCAGTTGAATGGAGTACGCAGCGCCAGCAGAGTCGGCAGAAGCGGTGATGATCTCGTAACGCTGAAGCTCACCCGTAATAGAATCCGGTGCGGTGATGATATGCCCGACTGCCGGCTTGTCAGTCACCTCATTGACCAGGGCGGTTAGCTTCACGTCACCATGCAGAATGTTAACGCCATCGATACGGCGCAGTTTATAACGCGCCAGCACTCCACGCCCCGAGTAAGTCACCTGCGTTTCAGTGCCGGTTTCCGTCACCGGGTCCCAGGCACCCCGAACGGTGTATGACCCAGTGAAATCCTTAGCGGCATCCTGCAGGTCTGTATCGAAGGCTGCGGCGACTTCAGTTTGGAGTTCGTCGCGGATACCCAAGGTCTACCTCCTCTATGCCTTTTTCACCAAAACGCTGAAGCGGGATATTGTTAGAAACATATCCGCCAGTAAAAAGGACCAGGACGTTACCACGCAGTTTCCTGGTATAGATTTCGCCGTTGCGTTTAACCCTCAGCGGAAGCGGAGCAAACTCAACAACGCCCTTTGCCGGGTTTGCGTAAACGACATAATTGATCGGGTTTCCATTCACAAACACATCGCGAGGGCCGAGCCCGTCACCGGCATAATGCACATCAGTGTTTTGCATATCACCCCCTTACCAGCCGTACCTGAGACTGACTAACGCCATAGGGCTTTAGCATTGCAAGCGCCAGCTGCAGATCGGAATCAAGCAATGCCGAGCTGTTGGTAGCAAGTTCCGCGAAGGTCTTTGAAACGCTGACATCATCGGCATCTACCGTCTTACTCAGCAACACACCAGAATCGGTTTTCTGCTGATAAAGGCCACCATTCGAGGCCGCTAGCGCCGCATAGGCGCCAGCTTGTTTCACATCGTCAGGAATGATGATTTCGTGAGTTGCCTTATTGCACGGCATTTTCAGGTTAAGTCCATTCATCCAGGTATTAGCCATCAGCACAGATTTGGCTTTTTTGCTTTCATCTGTCCAGGTGGCACCGAGAATCGAATTGACGTCTTCAACGGTGATGAAAGTGATCATGCATCACTCCATTTCTTTCCAGCCGTGCGCCTTCCAGTTCTCCACTTCATCAGGGTGAACGTTGGCGGTATTGGGGGCACCGGGGAATGCCGGGAAATCGGTAATCATCGTCACCAGCTGCGATATGGTCGATACGGATACGTTGTTATCCGCCTGCGTAGACGCAGTTTGCTCAGCAGCTCGTTGGGCGCGCTGCTCTTTTGTTAATCCGGCCATTAGCCCTCCACTAAAAAAAGGGGCCGAAGCCCCTGTTTATCAGCCCAGCAACAACGCTGAGTGCGCCGACTTAACTGCCGCTACGCCCCAGGACAAACCGACTTCGTAACGCACCTGGCGATACTGGCGGTACAGTGCTACCTGATAAGTGATGCCCGATACCGGGTCAGTAACGTTCATCACATCATCCGCGGTATCGCCGCCCTGCGGCATTGCCGGGGTTCGGGATGCAAGCAGGAATGCATTGCGATCAAACGCCATGTTTGCGGTATAGGCGCCACCAGCGGTAATAGCGGTGTTGTCGGCCAGTGCCTGACGTAAGCCAGGAGCAGCCAGGGTGATTGCTGTGGCCGTCGCAGCAGCAACAAGGTATTTATTGCTGTCCCCGTCAAACGTCACGATGTCACCTGCTGCAAAAGCACCTGTGCCGGTATCAATGGCAATCAGAATATCGCCTTCAGCTTTTGCTCCATTCACCAGGTATCCGGCAGCCGGAGATGCAGCGCGTTTCTTAACATGTGCGGATTCGTGGATATTGAAACCTTCCAGTCGCCCCACGATACCTTCGCGCAGAAGCGCATCAGTACCGGATTCGTTTACTTTGAACAGAACAGACTGTTTACCGCGGAGGTTTGCGATAGCCGAAGAACCGAGAACCATCTGCAGATCAGTTGTTGGCGAACCATTGTCAGAGAGAACCTGGCGCGCATTGGCCGCATCCGACAAATCACCTGCAATACCGAAAGGAGCGGTGCCGGCCGTACCAACAGCACGGGAGGATGCGAAATACAGAGCCGCGAGATCTGCATCCATCTCATTAGCCAGCGCGCGAAAAGCCTGCTTAAACTGATCAGCAAGGATGGTGTTGTATGTCCCTGCGGGCCCCAGTGCCAGTTGTTCCTCACCGTTCCATTTGACCGGGGCCATTTTGGATTTGGTGATTTTGACATCAACGGTGCCGATCGTCTGGTCGCCGTCATTTGGCGCAGTAGCCCCCGGGGTAATATCAACAGTGGTTGCCGGTGGTGCAACCGGCGCAGTAACAGTCTGGTCCTTCGCCGCCGCATCAGCTTTAGCATTGCGCGATACAGCCGGGATAAAACCGACCTGTTCGCGAGATACGGTATCCAGAGCCGTGAAGATAGTCGGGATCAACCCGGTAAGCGTATTAGCCATGTGTATAGATTCCTTGGAGATTAAAATATAGGGTTGGTTGAGCTATCCAGCTCCGGCACCAGCAGCCATCCGGCGGCTGGCAAAGAATTAATCGACGATGGTGATACCGTCTTTGAGAGTTGATTGCTGATCTGTCGGGCTCAAACTGGTAAACGCATCGCGTTTCATCGTTTTCTGCCCGAGTGAATGCTGAGACTGCCGTGAGCCGCCTCCCTGGTTGCCGCTGGCCTTCAGAATGTGGTCTTTCTGTGGGTACTGCTCCACCAGGAACTCCAGCGCCTCATCAAAGGCCGCCAGTTCGCCCGGCTTCGAGCGGGAGTAAATTTTGTTGCCAGAGCCATCATAGGCAACGACTTTGCCGTCCTCGACTTTGAAGGACTGACCGAACCGCGCCTGAAGCATATCTGCCGGAATTGCTACTTTATCTGCGATGAATTTCGAGCCAGAGAACCGGCCGCCGATCATTTCCTGATAAAGCTGGCCTTCAAGGGTCGTCGCACGCTGAGTAGCTTCATCAAGCTGGGCCTGGAATGATTTGGTGATATCCGCTTTAACCTGATCAACGGCGCCTGCGTCGATCAGTTTTTTCTGGTCGATTTTAGTCATCATCTCCAGCGCTTCGAGCGCCTTTGCCGGATCGCCGATTTTGGCAAACTTAGCCAGACCGGCTTCAGCGGCTTCTTTGGCTTCACGATGAGATTTTGCCTCGCCATTCAGAGAGGAGATTTTCCCAACGGCCTGCACAGCATCAAAACCAACTTCCTGGCCGTCATCGTGGACGTAGACGGGTAAACCGCTGGCATCGATTTCTGCATAGCTTTTGCCGTTAACTTCGACTGTTTTCAGTTTCATGTGGTTACCTTTTCGGTGGTCATCCGACCGTTGCACCGCTCACCATCCGGATCACGGCAATAAAAAAGGCCGCCCGGAGGCAGCCTGATTGAAGACTTAAAAAGCTTTAAAGTCTGGCGTTGCTGAACGCCTGAGCATCCAGGTTACGAAGTTGCTCCAGAGTCAGCCATTCGCCCTTGTCGTTGTAGAAGTCATCGGGCGACATGCCGCCGTCACGAATCAGCCGGGCCCGGGTTACGCCAACGATCTGGGACTGTCGCGTGAAAGACTGGCGCGAGAACCAGCCCTGATAATCGGTATCCGAAGGCACCTGCCCGTCCATGCTGGCACGTGAGCTATCTGATATTTGCCCAACAGCAATACCCAGCTCATCAGACGATTTCAGGATGTAGGTTTCGACGCTGCGACAGCAGAAATGGATTTTCCCGGGTCCCTGCAGATACGGCACATTATGGCCGATCGGCTTGTTATCGAGTGTGTACTTGAGGCGGTCGCGAATCCGACAGTCTTTTGATGTACGGTTATCCAAAGTGGATAACCACTGCTTACCCTTCAAAATGTCATCGTTCGCATCTGCAAAGCTTTTCCTGGCCGTAGAAGCAAGATGCCCCACAGCCGTTTTTGCAATACTGCCGGCATTGGTTCGGCTCATCTGCAGCGCGCCATCCTGATAACCACGGTTAGCATGACCTCGGACCTTTCTGGCGATTTGCTCATGCGTATCGCCCAGGAGAAAACCCTGCCGCACTGTATTGGAAATTCTTGCCATCCTGTCAGCTTCAAGGTTATCTGCCCACTCCGAAAGCAGGCGGCCCTGAAACGGCTGTGCCATCGCAGTTGCGTAAACGGCATCCGGTGAAATGCCCACCAGCGGGTGAAGCGATAGCACATCATCGGGGATCGCAAACTGGAACAGGCTCAGCTGAAAGCCTGCTTCGTGCTGAGCGAGTTGCTGCAGCTCATCAGATAGTCCCGCGTACATTGACTGCACAGCCTCGCGATTGAGAGCTCTGACACTAACGAGCAGCGCTTCCAGTCGCGACACGGTAAAGCTGTCAGCATCCAGGCTATCCATCGCTACCAGCAATCTGGCTGTCAGTTCCGCATCGCTGTCATTCAGGATTTTTATCATCCTGTTTGCAACGCTGGTGCTGTACCGTGCTATCCATATCGCATGCGCTATAGATTCATCCTGAAGCTTGTCATTCGCCGTTGCCATTTGCACCACCCGGGTTACTCAGTCCGCCGGCCAGCGTGACCTGCTGATTCCGCAACTCGTCGATTACCTCTTCGGGCTTCGCATCCGGATCGATAAATTTGAGGGCCTGCAAAACGCGAACAGCATCGACCTGACGTATATCACCACCCTGACGGAGCGACTGAACAGCTGTTGCAGCTGCGGCATCAAACGTCTGGGCTGAAACATCCAGTTCGGTGCGTACATCGACATTGCCGCCTTCTTTCTCGCCCAGCCATTCCGCCATAATCTGCAGGATATTATCAAGCGCATCCTCAAGCGAGCTTGCCATGGTGTAGAGAGGTGAATTTTCCTGCATCCGCTCTTCGTGAGTCTGATCTAAGGATTTAGTCGATGTGTTTTCCGCGCGCAGCAGTTTTGCGCCGGCCTGACGCATCTGGTTTTCCAGATCTTCAAGGGAAATCTTACCGGCTTCAATCGCAGCCCCGGTATGCTCGACATATTCCAGTCCCTGCCGCTGGCGGTCATCGAAACGAGTCGCAGAGGAGGAACCTATCGTCAACGTTTCGCCATCAGCCAGACCGTAAGCCACCAGCAACGGCACGCGAGCGACATGAAGGATGTTGTCCTGTTCACTCTGACTCTGCCAGTGCTTGATATTCAGTAAGGCGAGATTAAGCAGTGGCGGTGAACCGCGCATAAAGCCTGTGCGTTTCGTATAAAGCGTCACCAGGGGAATATCATCGCGACTGGTTTCCCACTCGTCGTGAATCTGCCACTGACTTTCGCCGTTATCACCTTTATTTCGGCGATAAATTTCAACCTTGCCCGGCATGATATGGCGAATTTGCTCAACTTTCGTTTGCCCGTAATCATCGCCATCAATAATGATGACCTCTCTGATACGCAGATCGGTCAACACCACTTTCCCTTTATCCACTTTCGATTTCCAGCCGATGACCTGGCGAGGATTTAACATCGTGGCATACGGGCGGGATCCCGCGGCTTTTTCGTCGGCTTTAGTTTTTACTGCCTCCCGGTCAATTTTCGGGAAATCCACCAGCGCATGTACCAGACCATACTGGAATCCGATGCTGAAAAATTGCTGTGCCCAGACATCGAGCCGGTTTCCTTCCATATCAATATCTGGCGACAGCTCCCGTATTTGTTCAGGAGAATCCTCACTCAATACCGTCGGCTCAGCAAACACTCGCCCGATGTTTTGTTTAATAGCCTCTTCATAGGCAGGGAGTAACGTTGCCGAAGCTAAACGCTCCTTATAGCTTTCAGGATCTTCGTTCGGCCATTTCGGGAGATACTTCTTGCCCTGCCGGCGCATTTCCAGCGTGCCGCCCATCAGCGCATCATTAATATCCCATGCCTCAACCATGTCGTTATAGTCGAGGTTGGGCGTTGAAATATCAGGCATGGTTTTACATCCGCAGTTGGGTGACTTTTCCAGTCGGTTTGATGATCGGGAATTGCTTCACAATGAAATACCCACCGGCATCGTTGGGGTGATCGTTATCCGCCGTTTTATCCGGCTCACCGTTTTCGCCCCAAACCTGTTGCTCAAGCGATTCGGTGTACACCGGGCACCGCTTTACATTCACTTTGTAGCGACGTTCACCGTTACCATTGCAGAACATGGCATTCATCGCGTTGATGCGGTCTTTCACTGGCGGGTTTGATGCATTAACAACCACATTGAAGCCGGCCTGCTTAAGCTGAGCGATATCCGTGGCGCTGGCATTGCTGGATTTGCGGGAATCGCCGGAAGCGTCCGGGTAAATATAGATTTCCCGTACCTTGCGATAATCGTTGCCGTCGTACAGCCAGAACCGTTCTTTGATGATGCGGATCATGTCAGGGGTGTCGTAAGCCTTAACGATTTCATTAACCGCAAACGGAAGCCCCAGACGTAACACATGAACAACCCCGGCCATCTTCCCGACGTTGAAATCCATACCGATATACAGGGGCTCACCGGGTTGCTCTTCTTCCCGGCAGTTATTCAGCTTACGGTCAAACTGATGGTAAATCGTCCCGCTGGTAAGGTTGGTGAACTGGCCACGGAGATAAGCCTTGATCAGCTCCGGCGGGTATGACTCCATCAGCGACGGGATATAGTCCGGCGGCAGATTCTTTTCGTTGTCGAACGTCGAGGCCTGCACCAGGCCGTACAGCGTTGAGAGCGAAGGCTTATCGCGTACAGCCTTTGCGAACTGCTGATAAACGAATTTAAACCCTTCCGGCGTCGTGGTGACGTCGATCCCGTTACGAAGACCGGCCACGTTGTAACGCATACGAGCAATGATTTTTCGCCAGGCTAACTGCGCCTTTTTGGCGGGCATTACGTCCAGCTCATCAATCAGCGCATTACCGATTTTAAAACCAACGATGGTTTGCGGTTTCTCCATCGAGCGGCAAATCGTCGTTCCTCGGTACTGGCGCCCAGCGTAGAAGTGAACCTCTTTGTTTCCCTCGTTGATTTTGACATTCAGCCCCCAGTCGTGGGCCACCTCCTCAACAGTGGGATAAAAGATGTCACGGATCTGCGGATACGTTGGCGCAAAGTAACCCTGGTTGATTTTGGGGTGTTCCCACATCCCTTTGCAGATACCACCGCAGCCGACCCACGTCTTGCCAGAACCGAAGCCGGCGACGTAGGCCTTAAACTTGTACTGCATCGCAAGGAATTTGGCCTGAGGGATGTTAAGCGTCGGTGCTATCGCCATCCTCTTCCCTCACTCGTGCATCGACTACGTTGATATTGATTGCAACTGGCGTTGGTTCGTCATCCTCCGGGTCAGCAGCCAGCTCTTTGCGTAATTTTTCGACCTCCAGCTGCCGGCGCTCAATTTCAATCAGCTGCAGACGCTGGGCGAACTCGCTATCAGCCAGGCCGAGCCGTTTCATCACCGCCTCGTACATTCGCTCGCGACTAATAGCGGTAATCTCTACGCCATTCTTCCCAAGCTTCACACCGGAATAGGCAAGCGCAGCATCCGGCGCCAGCTTACGCGTATCGGCGAAGAAAGGCTGGCCTACACCATCACCATTGCAGCGGGGGCATTCCGGGTTAGGTGCGCTGGTGTGGTCGTAACCGTAACCACCAACATCTACGGGCTCGCGACGTTTTCGCTCAAGCGCTTCGAGTCGCTTCTCTTCGTACTCCACGGCATCACGCCATTGATACTGGTGACCGAAGCCCCAGCAGTAACGGCAACTCCCGCGGCGATACTGTGATAGCTGGTTGGCGTCGAACGTTGCCAGGCGCCACATCTGCTCAAGCACTTCATCAGCGCTTCCGAGCGTGCGCACAATGGATGCTTTCTGCTGCTGCGCAATGGCCTGCGCAATACTAACTTTTGCTAACAGCCTTGCTCCCTGTTCATTCGCTGTCTTCTTGCTGTACCCGGCACGGATAGCGGCCTGTGTGGCGTTGTTGTCCTTCAGGTATTCCGCGACAAATGAACGTTGTTGATCGGTGAGGCCATCATCATCCACCAACTCTTCTGCGCACTTTTCCTTTTGCGCAGTGCGCAGTTTCTTCTGCGCAGGTTTTTGCGCAGTGGGTTTCTTGATGTATCGGCGGGCGGTAGCGTAATTCAGTCCCTGCGCTTCACACCAATCCTTCGGTGATACGCCGGTTGCGGCATGATCGGACAGGAACCGTTGCTGAAGCTCGCCCCAGTCCGGTTTTGCCATGGATTATTCCTATTTAACGTGAGGGAGAAAAAGGAATTACTGATTCTCCATAAAATATTCACTTTTATGTTTTGGAATTAAGGCTCTTTAGGTCAGGAGTTATTATGAAAAGAATTATGCTTGCTGTTTTTGTGATCTGTGGTGCGCTGTCACTTTCAGGATGTATCCTTCCCCCTGGTCCCCATGGAGGCGGACATGGTGGAGATCACTTCCATGGTCCTGAGCATCGTTAATCGCCTGAGGGCTTTCATTTTACAAATGATGAAAAAGGCCGCAAAAATATGCGGCCTTTAGTTACTACCAGCTAGCGTATAAAGAATCTCTCAGGAGCCACCCGGGAGAGGTTCATCTATACGGCTAACTGACCTCTGCCGTTCTGGTGTTGGCAGGCAGAGACGTTATGAGAGTAGTGAGTATTTCAAAATTCACCGGGATAAACAGACAATGATGTCAGTTACCCCGTGTAACTGGTAATTGGTGATTGATTGAACTGTCAGCTCAGACGATTTGTCTGATGGTCATTATCACAGGCACTCTATGAACGCCTGCTGTAATGCCTTAGCTGATCTGCTCAGCGGCAGTATCAAACAGCGCCAGCGCTTCGGTCGCTTCCTGGATTGCCTTACGGGTCTTCGAGACAATCTCACTTTCCGTGAAAACACGATCGAAAGAGTCAGCAAATAGCTCAGACTTCAGATAGCTGTCGCCTACCCAGTCAATGGCTAACTTCGCCGCTGCAGTGTCGTAATTCACTTTCTTGATAATATCCAGGCGGATTTGCTCAGATGCGGTGATCTCTGACATGTCTTACCTCTTTGATAAATAATACATACAGAAAGGCCCTGTATTAACAGGGCCTTTTATCGTCAAACTTTAGGGAACCAACGCTACAAGCCAGGTAAAGTAATGACACCCTGACTTTATACTAAAAAGTGACTCATATTAGAGCTATTAGTGATCATCCATAAAACCAGCCTGCGACACCAAGGAACATAGCTGACAAAAAACAACAAATTGCAGTTTTATGCATCAATACACCGTAAAAGGCGCAAGATATCACGACAAGAAGTACAATAAGGACAGGCCACATACTAAACAAAAGAATAGCATATGACTCCGAATTATTATAAATATTATTTTGCACTAGCATCATAATCCTTCTACGGTGTTTGAAAGCATTGCAATGATGCCAATTTTAAATTCCAACAGCGAATTTATAATAAATAGAAACCATCAAACTAACGAAAAATCACTCTTGCCAAACAAAAATCATTACCAAGAAGATTCAACTACAACCCAAATATTCAACCCGTGTATATAACGCTGCACCGGAACACAAACAAATACACCTTCATTTAAACTTACTGACTTTATTATACTACCCGCAGGAGGAAAAACATCCCCACTCCCAGGCAACTTGTTAATTTGTTCAGTACCATATCGATAATACTCTGGAAGTTGTGGAAGTTTGCACTCAGTCATAATTAGCAGCTCATTTTATAAGAACTCAATGTAGCATGTATGATGAACTAAAAAACCCACATTGCAAACAATATATTTCGTTAAAGTGAAAAACATTGCTTCGCGAGGAGATTTTTTTGTTCACAGCTTCTCTTACCCTCTAAATTCCCTAAGGTTTTACCTAATATCTTAATTTTGAAATGGTAGAAATATTATGAAAGTTACAGACGTACAATCCATGAAGCATACACTCACTAAGCTTGTTAAATCAGAAACACATTCTACACTTACTTATGACTTTGCTCTGCCATGACAAAGTCTACTGTTCTACCCGTGAGCTCAGGGATGAGCCACTTCCTGTAGTGTCAGACCATCCATTTTTTCTCAAAACCAGTAGAAAAACACCTCGAAATCTGACTAAACTCCGACATTGGCTGCCTCTGCAGCGCCCCGTCAATTTGTCGGATTTACTCCACGGGGTTTTTTATCACCTGAAACTGCTGGGCAAAGGCTCCAAGAATCCAGCCCACCAGCGGTACACGTTCCCGGCATCCAGAAGCAGGATACCTGAGAGATGTTATATCCTTCGATCATATGAGGAATGTATCGTAGGTAGTTCTATTCAAAGGTGAGTTCATCAAGCCTCAATGGTTTTCTTATAAAAGCCTTTTGGCATTCGATTATGAGTATCTGCCCCTCGCACAATGAGCAAAACACAGGAGAGGATTTACCGGAATCACCATTTCCACAGGTGAACTCCTTAACCCCATAAATAGTGCGCTCAACCGTGTTATCTCTGATAAGATTGATATGCCCTGCATGCTTTTCACCTTGTACTATGTATTTAGACTGCTTACCTGTTATACCCTCAGAGAAAATTGCTACCCCTTTATCAAAATCCCAGATAAAAATCTTACACCCACCGTCAGATACAAGCATTTCCAGTGTCAGCTTGTCATTCGATGCTGGATCAGACATTCTTGCATAGCATTTTCTAATCACAACACACCTACCAATTTTTAGGTAGAATATAAGCACACCAGAAGCAGCATTCAACAAGAAAATAATCTGTCCTGCATAAGCCAGCCAACTGGCTTTCTCCAACCGCAGCTGACGTAAACACTGAATGGCACACTAGCGCAACAGCTTCAACTGGCAGGAAAGGTCCTCAGGCTTTGACTGCAACACCACCAATGTTAAAGCCATAAAAAAGCCACCCAGAGGTGACCTTAGCGATGGGAATAAATGATGCATGAATGAAGACGGTCTCAACGCTCTGCTATCTGGTTTAATCGGACGGAGCCTGAAGTTTGAAATATATTGTTTTTGTTAAGCCTTGAGTCGGTTTATTGGCTTCATAACGCCATTGGGCCATTGCCGCAATAACGGCAGAGTCGAATAGGTGCTGAGGTTCTGATTTTAGGATCCAAAGCTTTGATATCTTGCCATCAACACCTACGTTATATCTAACCGCCACACCTCCTTCAATCCTGTTAGCCAGTGCGTAATACGGATATGCAGGATGCGGCGAATATAGCAGCTTTGGTTGAGGATTTTTAGCGGAGCTGGAACACCCCAGAAGCATACCACACAGGAAGATCGTACCGATAAATCCCTTTTTCATGAAAACATCAATACCGTGGATGTAAATCAACATTATCAAGGTACAGCCTTAACGTGTAGAGGAGAACACCTAATTAATGGTAGACATCGAAGCCCTTCATCAACTGAGACTCTTCTGTAATGTTCAATCCTTCAGCTGAGGTAGGCAGTGCTGTTCAGAGTGTGAGTAGTCAATAATGCACTCATAGCCCTGTACAACGCTGCCGTCCTGCAGTTTAACTTCAATCTTTCGTACCTCTTTTGGTTTGCTGTGGATAAACAGCAGAAAAAAAATCATAAATATCTACCGCTTACGCTTGTTGTTTCTGGGCTGGCTCCTAGGCTAAAAGAGCCATTACATAAAAGACCTTGCGTTTACTTACCCGTGGACCTCAAGGATGAGGCCATTTATTTAACTCAATGAGCAGGGGTAATGCTACGGCAGTTGGCTTGCACTGCTTTGTTGTGCGCCAGAATGTCGCGCTTGGTCTGCATATCCAGCACGTCGATATCGTGGTCGGTCAAGTAGATGACCCTCACCCAGTTGCACGCCGTATCAACGACTACCGGGGCGGGTGAAGTGCTCGCGCAGCTCCCGATCAACATTGTCATCAGGCATATGGCTAACAGTCTGCTGTACATCAATGGCCCCTTTCACAACTTCCGCCTTACGTTCTGCCGCGGCGACGGTGGCGGCGGCATTCTCTTCGGTACGCTGCAGATCGGCTTTGGCTTCTGCCTTACTGGTACCGCGAGCATGACCAATACCGAACGCGCCAGCTATAGCGCCCAGGATGACGACCACCAGCCCAGCAATAATTTCGAAGCTCACTGCTGCGGCTCCTTCAGTTCTTCGGCCTTAGCTTTCAATGCTGGCTGGCGTACGTATTGCGAAAGCACCGCCAGCACCACCAGCGCAGGGCTAATCAACGCAACAATGTTTGGAGGCAGAATGTTTTTGATATCCGGCGGCAGCATCGCCCAGGCGTGCAGCGCAGCATCCGGGAACGACTGCGCCCACATGCCAACCAGCGCACCGATAGCCCCCAGCTTTACAGACCACGTTTTCAGCAGCAGGCTGGCATGGGCAACGAACTCCAGCCGGGTATATTTGCGCAGCAGTAACAGAACGAGCACAGCCACCACCACGAGCAAAGCGAAGATGATCATCTTCATAGCACGCGCTCCTTAACCCAGCCGTAGAGGAAATCCTCGTTGGCTTCGCGGCCCTCAGCCAGTTCGAGGTATCTGGCGCCCTGGCTGCAGTTCAGCGCACGTAACAGAACCTGTTCCCCCTCTTTCCCGCGGGCTGAAAGATATCCCTTAAGCGCAGTGATGGTTCGGGGGCCAATGGCGCCATCCGGGATCAGATCGGGATACAACTTCCCACGCATGTTAAGGGCAGTGAGCCAGCGCTGGAAAAACTTACTTGCAACCGATGGCCCCATGTTCACGCCAGTGTCGCAAAGCTCATCTGCCAGTAACGTAGATAAACTTGCCACCTGATCGAATCGGGGGCCGGTCCAGTAATCGCTGAGCAGAATTTGCTTTGCTGTTTCCCTGGGCAGATTTCTCATATCACCGGTGTAACCATGTGCTCGAGCTGTGGTCTGCGTGATGCCCCAGCGGGTCGGCCCGCCTTTATCTGACGGATGATCGACATAACCGCCCTCTTTGCCGAGGATCCCCTCGATAGTCTGGTCTGCTGTCATTGTGCTTTCACTCCGGTGATTCGTTCCCAGAAATACGTGAGCGCTACGGAACCCATAGCACCACTGATACCGGCAGTGGCCAGTATCATGTAAATACTCAGGCCACCTTCAATGCTGATGAGCCCACCAATAACCCCGGTAAAAGCCGAAACCACAATCTGCGCAAAAGCATTTATCCAGCTCCATTTTGCTTTGCCCTGCTTTACATCCATCAGGAATCGGACAAGGCCGCCCCAACCAGCAATGATCAGCAGAGCCAGCCAGGTGATTCCGGCCATGCTCTCTTTGTCTTGCATATGCTTTGCCATAGGTTCACCTCCGGGTTAACGGGGTGCTGTGAGTTTGATAAGGATCAGGACCGGCGGGAGGAATACTCATCAATGGTGATTCCGGGTACCTGAAAGAAAAAAACCACCTGTGCGAGGTGGTTGGGAAATTCAATACGAGCTATGTATCAGTGGATAGTGTATGGTTGCGGACCATTCATCAGGAAATGTCATATGCAACAACGCAAAAACTCAAAAAACAATCGCAACTACCTCATCAAATGTACCTGCCCTAACTGCATCAACCAATCAGAACATAGTTACACCCGAGTCCAAAAAGGTTCTGCACTGATGTGCCCCCACTGCAGTAAGATTTTCACTCAAGACAAACTCCCTCTAGCTTAGGCTTTACGTAATCATAGTATCGGTAAAGCATCCACTGCTGTGCCCGTATTGATTAGAAAAGTGAGTCCGTTAGCTAAATTCCGCCAAGACTGGTATAGGCCTACAGACTGAACTTTTGACGTGCAGGGCCCCAGAAGACAGCAGGCCTACCGTAATGGAAGGCCTTAAGGGGTTATGCTGCATGTGGGGTGCCAGATAACGACAGGTAATTCTTCGGTCAGTCATCATGGCTCGCTCTGAGGATTCACATCTTAGTGTTTACCCCTTCGCCAGCCAGATGAAGGTATAGCTTTTTTTGATTTTTCTTTTAGCTGGTTACGAGCAAAAAGAAGCCCGCTGAGAGAGGCGGGCTGAAGTTGGCATTTCAAGGAGCAACGGTAATAGCGCGCCTGATTGTCCGAGCTACCGATTTACCAGGATGCATTTGTTTTTACCGTTACGTTCTTTAAACATAGAAGGGTAACTGTAAACAGTAAACCCAACATGAATCTTAAATATGTTTAGTGGCAGTGTGGTGCCGGGTGCCTCCCGGTGAGCATGCCCCAGTCGGCATGGCCCGCGCTGCATTTACAGGTTTCTGTAACTGACTGGTCGCCCCTCCGCATAGGGGGATTCACCACATCAATACGTTATGCTGTAAACATAGCTAGCGTCAATACACTCTGCATACATTGCTATCGAAGAGTGACTAATCACAGGCATAAAAAACCCGCATTTTATGCGGGTTTCTGACTTCGCAGTTTGGATTATCTAAATGCTGAGTTCAGAGAAACCTCAGCATCAGGTTCGTGCGTAATTCTGTTTCTGAGATCCCGGCGAATTATCTCAATTGACCAGAACCACACCAGGTGTCCAAATATTTCAGAAACGTTTTCATACCATGGTAGTTCGAACAACGGTGGGGTTAGGCCCATAAGCGGAAACGAAATCATATGGACAAACAGTTGTGCGAGTGCACCAGCAAGCAAACCCTGCCACAGCTTAATTTTTGGAAACACCTCGGCAACTACACAATACCCAACCGCGAACACGATGGAGAATATGATATGTGTTACGCCTACCCAGTTAAACACATGTCCGGCGAAGGTATAGACAGCCGCATTTGGATCGGCCAGCCCTAACCAATCACGCAGAAAAATATAAGGAGGGTTAAGGAAGTTTCTGGAGCAATCAATCTGCCCGGCAGCTCGAATTAATGACTCAGGTCCACAGGCACTGGTAAACATATCGACAGGACTACGCGGTGGTAATGGTACTTCAGCACCCCATTTAACAAATGCTGAAACCACCCCAGAAATAAGCCCGATAAACAATGCAACACCATAATGCCGTCTGCGAGGTTCGGTTCGCACAAAAATATCTTTTAACGCCATAAGACCATCACTTATAAAGAATATTTACAGTTCCTTAATATTCCTTAAGTTTGGCGCATGGCATTTTGATTCAGATCACACTTTATAGCCGATTTCAGGCATTTGTTTTCAAAAACACAAAACCCTGCAGTAGCAGGGTTTATATGAATGGTTTCGTTCAGGCGTTTTATTCCACGATTCAAAATATACACGACAACTTCGGACAAAATCAAGTATCGTGCGCTTAAAATGCAAAATAATGGGACCATTTACTCAATCAGCTGTTACTCGTTGAAATTCTTTATCTGCCCTCTCCTCTTCCTTCCAGCATTGGTCCACCAGCGCATCGCAGAAAGGTTTCCAGTTGCGTGTCCATGTTCTGATGTGCAGGTCTGGGATAAGCGTCAGAATCGCTTTATAAGCAGCAGTAGACGGCATCGTTGAAAAACCATTCCCCGAACAGCGCTCACAGATTTTATATACCGGCGCTCCCTGCTCTTTTGTCGCTTTGCGGTCGAGAACCTGGCCTGTACCACCGCAGCGGCAGCGTGCGTTTATCTTTCCCTTACCGTCACAAGCTTCACATTTGGCACTGACGATGACTGTTACTTCAGTCCACTTATCCCAGTCGGACGGACGGACAGCACGGGATTTTTTCGCCCAATATGGAGCTTTGCCCCACGGATTAGAAACTTTGCGTTCCGAGGTAGTGGTTTCAATCTTTCCGGTGCCATTGCATACCCTGCAGACTCCCGTTGTTTCCGCGGACCGGGAATACTCCGCAAAAGCAAACTGAGCCAAAATCAGGCAGCAGTGCCCCAGCTCTTTACCCGCGGTTTTGCGTACGTTCTTCGGTGCAGTTTCAATCGCATACCGCGCTAGCGCCTGGACGGCCAACTGCTCATCTGTCTTGCTGATGCCAGTCTTTCCAAAGAACGCTGCCAGTCCGAACCTTGCCCTGCTGCTTGTCACCCCAATACCAGCCATAACATCCGTACCGTTGAGACGGTCAGGTGATGTGCTTTTCACATCGTCGGTAATGTGCATACCCTGAGGGCTGAAATGTTTTAAGGATGCTTCGAGTTTCATGCTTTCAGTAACCCCTCTTGTTTCCATATAGCCAAAGTTCTGAGCACGCCTTCTGCATGCATCAGGCGCAGTTCGTCGCGGGTGTAATCGGTGGTTTTCTTTCTGCCATCAATGAGATCGTGGCAAGCACTGCAGGCTATAGCGCCCTGTGTATCGTCCGGCTTGCATCCGGTACCGCAGGTGCCAGCCAGACGGTAATGTGCCAGTACGCTGGTTTCCGGATTGCCATTGCAGTGCCCGGGAATACGTACCGTGCATTCGCGGCCTCGGGCCGCTTTGCGAAGGTTAGCCATACTCACCCCCACATCCTGTTGCGCCAGCGAGAGTCTGGCCGTGGCGGATTATTGTCCTCCACCAGCTGCGCGCTGACGGTCCATGTCACAAAGTCCGGGTTTAAACTGCGTTCGACCTTTACGCCCCGCTGGCGATATCTCGCCATCAGTTCGTCGGCCTGCTGCGTTGTGCATTCGTGATGGTGAAACCATGAGTGTTTCATCGGCATCACCCCGCGAAGCTTAAAAGCTGGTTTGCGGCGTTCTCGGCCTCCTGCAGACTGTTGAACGAACGAGAGAGGATCCATCGCCAGAGAACATCGAGCGATGCTTTGTACAATTCCTGGAACTCGCATTCGTCCATGCTTGCGAAAGAAATGCTGCGAGGGTGTTTTTTCAGCGTGCCGTCCGGCAGCTGTATGGCGTTATAGTGGCCGGCTTCAACGATGACCCACGCCCGGTAAGCATCGAAGGATTTGCAAATACTGATAGAGCCAGATCGCTTCTCGGCTATTCGGTCGAGATATTGCCCGGCGGCATCAAGCAACGCCGATTCACTCCCGCCATATGCAGCAAGGTATTTGGCGTAACCTGTGATAAGCCTGCGCTCATTAGACGAAATCGCCCCGCCGGTAGGTTCCCAATATTCAAAGCCGAGATTGAGTAAAGCAAAGTAACGGCGATGAAACGCCGGATTGCGGACAAGCTTAAAGTCGGCCTCCAGAACGGCGCCGAGCTTGCATTTTGATTGCAAGAAATCGCTGGTCTCCTGCGTGGCAGGGATCAGTATTCCTTGGGTCTGTTTTATCAGGTGTAATTGTTGCGCCATGGGTTTCACTCCGTGGCGCTGAGATGCTCCGTTGCCGTTGTTCAGGCGGCAGGCAAATTATTGCAGCTTACTCTCGGTTTCGTCAATGCAGCCAGCTTCTGTAGCTAGCTCTTTAAACTCTTCAATCGTTAGTAAAAACTGATTTTTCCTTACCCTTTCGAGCCCGGTTATTTTCCCTCCATCACTCGAAATTAAAAACTTCCCGCCCTGCCTGATAATGTCCACCACTTCGGCGATATCGAGATCCACTTCATCCCCCTGAGCGACATACAGACGCAATAAATATAGTCCGGCGACAGCATCAAAGGGACACGCTTATTGCGATGCTTTGGGAAATGCCAGCCACCAAAAGGTGAATCAGTAAAACCAGTCGTCTGCGCTTTCCCACGTCTCTTGCAGGATTTGCTCTACGCGTTTTTTATCGCCATCAGCGCCGCCCAAAACGCTAAGACCATCGTTGCTTGTTCGTCGAATGGTTAATTTGCAGTCATCATAAGACTGGGACAAGCGGCGCAGCAATTCTTGCTCAAGCGCTGGTATGGCACCATCAGGGAGTTTTTTATGTTTATCAATTGTGACTTCAACTTTCATGGTTAGCACCTCATATAGATACTGTATAAATAAACAGTATACCGGTTGCATGAAATGTTCAACCCCTCTGCAGCACTTTTTGCCAACACCATGCTTATGTTTAGATTGATGTTTTTCCATAATAAAAAACCCGCCGAAGCGGGTTTTATCATGCTGCAATACCTTTTTTCAGGCACATCTCCGGCAGATTGGCTCTCACCAGCGCCTCAGCAAAAGGCGGCGGCACAGCATTGCCACAGCGCGCCACCTGTTTCTCTTTCGAGTACTTCTTGCCGCGGTAGTCACGATCAATGATGCACCATACCGGGAAGCCCTGAACCGCAAAGATTTTTATTTAAATCGACAAGAACAAAGGTCGCACCGAAACGGATTTGAGGTTAAAACAGAGTGCTGGCCTTCAGCCATGGGCTTTGCGCGATTGTTCAAATATGCTTAAAAGCCAGTTTCAATCAATAAAAAAAGCCCACTGCTCGGAGAGGGCTTTTCATTTATCGACTCGGAAAACAGATTTGACGATATAGTAGATAAGATCGCAGATTTGGGGCATCGAACATCCAGCAACAACCTTGAGGGCCTCATCAGCTAGCCTCAGAAGCCCAAGCTCCACACAGACAAAAACTTCATATACAACTACAATAAAACCAGCAAGGTTATTGCATACCAACCATTTCCCCGTAGCCCTTTTGATATTTTTTGCATCATGTTTTCTCACTTCGCGCCGGGGTAAAGTTGTTAGTTGTTCAGGATGACAAGGATATTATGGCTGATTAGTAATGGAAAATAAAACTAATGTTTTTTTATCTTAGGATATTTCTTTTCATAAGCTTTGACCTTCTCCTCCATCGTAGGAATTGTCCATTCGCATAAATCACCATCTGGGAATTTGTTTTGCTTTCTTACATCTTCTGCGATTTGCGCGGCCTTAAGGCCAAGAAGTGAATATTGATATTGACGCGTTTCAAAATAATCCTTGTAGTCAGGAGGGGACGCTTCAAACTCCCAAGATGAGGAAACTATTCTTTTTGCTTCTTTCTGTTCTACCGGTAAACTGCATACCCGATACATAATATCGGAGCTAAGTGACCGCCAATTCCCCTTAATTGATGAGTAGTCAAGCAGTTTTGGAGGGGAGATGGCTGACTGAGCTTCCCCTTGTTCACCAGTGTATTCACCATAGTCAGTAGCTACTTCTGCGCACTTTTTCGCATAATCTTCTAGGAGGAATATAAGCTCAGCGCAAATAAATTTCCTTTCAGGTGAAAACTGCTTGTTCTCTTTATACCAACCGATATAGTGATTTGTAATATGGCCTATAACAGCACCAACTGCACCACCTATCATTGAGCCAACCCATGCATCCATGATAACTCCTATTATTTGTCAGCATCTTCCTGTCCAATGTAACGCGGGCCGGATGCTCGGGCAACTGGATACATTGCTCACGATAGTAGCGGACGCGGCGAGACTAGCATAACCTTAACGCGCTCTTCCAGCTTTTGGCTGTAATGTTTCACGGCCCTTTGTTATGGTCTAAACCCAAGTAAGGATTTTTCTAGTCCCCCTTGGTCGCCAGCTGTTCAATACAAAATAGCATGGCGATATTTATTTCGTTGGTCTCTTATATATACAGCCATGAACGTCGCCAGTCTCCTGCGCGGAAGGAGAACAGTATTCCTTAAGATTGTTTTATCAGGTGTAATTACTGCATCATAGTTTCTGTACTTGGCGCATCAGATATTAGGTTTTTCAGGAATAAGAGTAGAATATGATAGATAAATTCAAAAAATGTAATGACGAAGCCAAAATTAACTTCGCCACAGTATCCCTAAATGAGATTTATTATTTTTTAGAGGGGGCTAAGCCACCCTTTTTCAACATTAATGCTGCAACACGGAATAAGTCTGGAATATCTATACGACCATCGTGCCTGTATTCAATAAGCCCAATTTTTGCCATGGCCTCAAGCAATGCTGTATTTTTATCTAATTTGGTTGTAGGTGGGAACGGAGGAAGAAAACCAGTTTCTTCATCTTTAGATGCATTGAGGATTACCCGTACAGTGTTCGTGTCCTGCCAGCGTGTTATCAATTCGGAAATATCGCAAGGAACACGAAGCCCAGCTAAAGGTGCCAAAGCACGTCTAACCCAAACATACTCAACACCTAATTGGTCAACCCTGACTTTCGATGCCTCACGAAGCCCATGTCTAATACCTTCAGCGGTTACGACTTGCGTCTGGTTTACATGAACAAATTTTGCAGCTTCAACAAAAAGCTTGATGAAACTTCTAGGCGTCACATTCCCATAAGCATCAGAAAGATGTCTATATGGCCAATCGTAAGTTTTACCTTTTTTGGGGTTTGACCCCATATAAGGACCTGCGATTACTGACATTACATTTTGTTGCAATCCTGAATCAAATAATAGCATCCATGATCTTTTCGCTTTAGTGGAATTTGAGTTTGGTCTTCCAATCCCCAATTGATTACAAAGGGATAAGAAGTCTGGCGATTGAGATTCATAAGCTAATCGTGAAAATAATAAACCATATAGTTCTTCTTGAGTCCATTCGAGTTCAACTCTAGCACTTTTGAGCTTAGGCAATTCTACAAAACGTAGTGAATCATCATTTAATTGTTCTGGTCTTATAAAAACTTTTGCTTTGATATTCTTGTAAGCACGAAGAGACCAAATTGCCTCAAAAAGTGCATCTAGTAAAAGCCCTGAACGTCCCCATTGTTTTGAAATTGTATCAAGAGCATCAAAAGTCACAAGAATGGTTTTATTTAGACCTTTAAGAGTTTTTTCTAAATCCGAAAAGTAGATATCAACATCTTCAGGATCATTAAAATTCTGCATGATATCTGATAGCTTTTTTGAAGGCGCTGTAGGGTTAAGTTTTTTATGTACAGATTGAATAATTAATGATTGCCAAAAAGTATACCCGAGTTCATTTTCACGACCGGCAGGAACTAACGCATCGATAAATTTTTTCTGATTCAGTGATGTGTACCCTGGCGTTACAATCAGGCTATCTAATCCAAGATTAGGATAAAATTCGCCCGCAACTATACGCGTGTGGTCATGATTTAAAACACCAGCCCAAAAGCTTTTACCTGTACCACGAGCCCCTACTACGATAGTTGAGTAGGGATCGAGAGCATTTGCATGTTGCTCCGGAGCAAAGATCTCTTGAGGTGAGGGAGCATGATCTCCATCAGCGTCGTGGTCAGATGGCAAATCACGCAAGGCTCCCCTTAACCTTGAAAAATCAATATTAACTATCTTCATAAACCTTGACCTGAGATTGTTCTACTAATAAGTTAGCTTTAGTAACTAGCGACCCAAACGTAGCATTATATACCTTGTCGGAAAGAGTGTCTCTATCTTTGAGTGGGTCAAATTCACGATATGAAGAGTCATCAAGTACAACTAAAACCTCATTGAAATCAAATCCGAGCTTCAGTACCTTCTCCGTTTGTTCTTCGACGTCATCACTGTCAGACCATATAACCTCAAAAGAATCACGCAACTCTAAAATTTCTTTATCCAAGCTTGCCTCTTCCAATTTGTTGGAGAAATATTTTTGAGCGAGGTTTTCTACATTTAAACTAAATTGTTCTCGTTTTTCTTGAGATAAAGAAGCCTTAGCATGAACAAAATGAAGATTTTGCAACCAACTATCTTTAACGTTATTTTCAGATTTATTAGAAGCAATTGCGGAAAATAGCAACTCATATCCTTGCAAGGTTTGAGGCTGATCAACACCAAAGCAAAAAACATCCGCGCCTAAACCGACCAACGCTGCGGCTGTGGTTTCATGCAGGCCAGATCTTGCATCAACTAAAACAACGTCATATCGATTACGGTCAAACGAATCTAATAATCTCCTCAAGCTATCCATGAATGTTGCCACCTGATTTTGGGAATCAACATTTGTTAAGTAAGCTCTAGATATCTTACCTATGACATCAATCGGATTCTTAAGACTTGCTCTACCTAATGCTGGAATTACATCTATTCTTCCTCTACCTTCTGATAACCAAGAAGGACCTATTAACTCTTGTAATTCAGAAAAATCGAAATTATTAAGGTTTGTCTCAACAAAATAATCCAAGAGCCCGAGTTCTGGCAACGTATCCGGAGTTAATAGCATATTCCCTAATCCAGGTGCTTCTAAGTCTAAATCTATTGCTAATACTCTTTTACCTGCTTTTGAAAGAGATGCTGCGACAACGCACAATGCTGTTGTTCTGCCAACCCCACCTTTAATACTTGAAAAAACGATTCTCGCAGGACCAGTGTAACTTGAAAAATATCTTTGCCAATCCGCACCAGTCACTCTGCGTTCAAAATAAAAAACATCCAACGCTGTGTCGTCAGATATATTCACTTGCCTCAGATAATTCTCAGTTAATTGCAGGTTTTTTAGCTCATCGTCAAATAAGTCATCTACACTACAGACAGCGAAATCTGGGTCAACATAAGATCCCATTTTAACTTTGGCAATATCATTTGCTTTTTCAATTTTACTAAGCCCAATATCATCCCTAACAACAAAGGTTAATTTCCCCTGTGCATCACGCAGAAAAATATTGTTTTTAAAAGCCTCACGACCTAAAACATCAATAATCAAAGATACAAATATACTTAATGAAGAATCATAGGATATTTTATTTTTCATTTTTTCTTAATCCCTGTATGTCTAAAAATTTGCTTGGTTTCAGCAAACCAATTATTCAGCATCTCTTGTGTGACTTTACCATCTGAAGAATAGCGATCATTAATGCTCCAGTTTGCAAAGAAATTCTTTTTTAGTAAAGTATGCAAAGCTCTATCATGATGCATGTCAACTTTACGAAGAGCTATTCTAAAAAGATCAGGCAAATGCCCATTAACACCGGTTAGATCAGCACGAGTGATTTTACATTTATCTTTTATTGCGCACTCAGCCGCCAATCCTAACAAATGAGCTGAAGTATCGTACTTCTGTTGGTTATGTAGTATCTCGGCACTTTCAAAATGCCTTATCGCTGATTGTTTGTAATCATCCATTTCAATTGCCAATTGATCGATAATTAAAAAATAATTTTATAATACATCCCATTGTTCTACAAGCAGAAGTCCTAAAAATAATCCTGGACTTGGCAGATCCTTCACCTTCGAATACCTTTATCTTTGCAAACCAAAGGTATGTTTATTCTTCCAGTATTCGTAGCATTGAGGTCGCCAATCAACGTAAACTGCCTGTATCGGCATTTCCATGCAATGAGTTGGAGTACCTACCCTGTCATCATCCTGCAAAGGCAGGGAAGAAACGATATCGCCTTGTTTGTACATCAGCGCACGGCCACTTTCAGGAAACGAGTGTCGTTGCACGACAATAACTCCGTCATGCCATCTGATGACCACGTAAAGGTTCCTCTTTTTACCTCACCAATTCCCCCTCTACTTGGAAAGTTTTGCATGTTGTTTCAGCTCTTCCAGGTATCATGAAAATTTAGCCCTGTTCGCTTTTACCACCAATCACGGTTAGCCTATCAGAGCCGGTCCGACGAACCACCGGACTGCAGTTATTAAAGTTTTGATCCAATCTCCGCAGTAACTGCTTCTCCAGAACAGGAATAGCACCTGATCGCGGAACAATCCCAGACGACCATGCCGGACAACCTCGCCAGTCGCTTCTGCTTCGGAAAATTACCGCTGGCCAGTAGCGCGGCTCAGCCCCAGTTTTTTCATTGCCTCGGCGGTCGTGAGTCGCCCCTGATGTCTGGTGATCCGAATCACTGCGCGGACGTACTCTCTGCGCTCAACTGCTGACAATGCTCTTGCCATACATACCTCACTTAACGACGCGCAAATGGCGCACGTTTTTGCGATAGCTGTCCCATTCAAAATTCACCCACATACCGCCATCCATCTGGAGACGGTCAAGAATCCGCATACCCAGTGTTTCCTTCAGCGATTCATAGTTCAGGTTGGTTAGGATGCCGACAGGTCGCATGGAGGACAGCCGGCGATCGATAACCTGATTCAGGATGACTTTTTCACCGCTGCTTCCGCGCTGAATACCCACCTCATCCAGAATGAGAAGGTCCACATGGCACAAATCGTCCAGCAATGACCCCTCTGACTGCCCGCCGTCGTAACATTCCCGAACACGCAGCATGAGATCCGGAATGGTTACCACCAGCACAGAGCGACCAGCAGCCAGCAGGTGATTTCCGATTGCCGCCGCCAGATGATTTTTCCCGGTGCCTGGCGCTCCGCTGAATACGAAGCTCGCAAACCCTAAGCCGAATTGCTGCGCGTAACTTTTCGCCATCGAGAGCGCTCGACGCTGGCCATCCGACTCAACCTGATAGTTCGCGAATGTGCAGTCGCGGTGCAGATCCTGAATTCCTGCACGTCCAAAGATTTTCTCTGCACGTGCGCGCTGGTTTTGTTTTTCCAGTTCCTCACAGCGCTTACGGCCTTCTTCGGCTTGCCAGGCACGCCATTCATCAACGCTGCCGAATTTTGGCTGAACGCCAGGGGGAATGAGTTTTTTCAGTCGCTCCAGTGCATTCCCGGTGCCAATCATGTTTTTCATCGCTACCCCCTGAATCCCGCTGGGATGGTTTTGTCAGGTTCCGAAATCTGATTGGGATCTCGAGCTCCTGGCGCCTGCTGAATCGCCCACGGTTCGCTGAAATGCATACCAGGGCCAAAAAACGTTTTCGCCTGTTTCACGTACTGCGTGTTCAGGATTCCCTCGGCTTTAACGAAAGCCGCGTAACGCTCCACACCTGCGAGGATTTCCGCCGTAGTGGTTCCGTCCCTGATTCGGGCATTCCAGGCTTTGAAGGCATCGGATTTGCTGTTACCCCCAGCCCGCCTGGGATAAACCGACCAGACCTGCTCGAAATCATTCGGGTATATTTTTTGGGGATCAGGTTTATCGCCTTCGTCCTGGGTCTGATGGTCTGGGGGTGTGGCGAAGCCATGCCCCGAACTATCTTCTTCCTGATCCTGTTCCTGTTCCTGTTCCTGCTCCTGATCCTGTTCCTGGTTAAGGAACGGTTCGAGAACCCTTTCGGAACCCTTTAGTTTTGCGATGCCGATGTGGGATATTGCCGAGGCTAAAACCCGCGCCAGCTCTGGCTTAACCGTAGATGTGTCCGGGACCTGATCAAACAACCGCAGTGCTGCAATTCCCTGGTTTGGGTTTTCAACTGAATTCCAGGTCAGAAAGTTACGAATTAGCACCCATTTCGATGACGAATCACGCGTTGCGAAACCGTTAGCCGATAGTTCATCAAACCCTTTCGAAACCCTTTCAGGACTCCAGGCTAAGTCTTCCGAAACATATCCATCAGGCAGCCGGAAACACCCAATCATGTTCGTGTGTTGCCCGGTGAGCAGGTACAGCGCCAGCAACCTGGCATCATCCGATACCCGGCGCATTCCATCGCTTATCCAAAATGATGTATGCACCTTGCCATAATCACGCATAGAGACCCCGTTGTTGCTTAAACTGGTGTGTTTTCATCACCAAGCACCCACAGCAAAGCCGCTGCGTATTCGCCGCTGGCGGTTTGAAGTTGCAGGGTGATTTCCTTACGGGATTTAAGACGCGGCTTTGTGTCACCGAGAACAGCGCGCTGGCGGCGAGCTTTCTCGTGGCCAGTTACACCCTCTGCCGCTGCCTCTAACTGTTTGACCGTTTCCCGTTGCTTTTCCGGTGGCATATCGACCAGCTGACGAGCTTGAGTGACAGTGACTTTTCCAGCCTCAACCGCCGCCTGGACGGCCTGCGTAGCATCCAGTAGAGCCACGGTTGCCTGGACCGTTTTTACGCTGCAGCCAAAAAGCAGGGCAATGTCATTTTCGTCATGACCGTATTCCATCTGCTGAACCATTTTTTTTGCCCGGCCCAGTGGGGTATCTGGTTGCGTGATCTCGTTTTCGCTGACCATGTATTTGGCCATTTGAATTGCCGAGCCGCGCTTAGCTATACCGGGTACCGGCCAGGGTTCCAGCCCCGCCCGCTTTCTCCTGACGTTTGCTTCCATAGCGTTCTTTACGCGCTGCCGACCTGCAACCACGCAGGTTTTCCCTGTCTCTGGGTCCTTCCACACGATAATCGGTTCGAGTACCCCAAGCTCCATGATGTTGAGGATCACAGCTTCATTAAGCGGTAGGTGTACTCGTTCGTCGTAAAGCGGGTGTGTTGTATCGGTCACCAGATGCAGGTTTTCAGGTTCGAAAAACAGGACGTTGCTTTTACCGCTGGCGCCGTACGCGTCGATCGAGTTTTTAGCCATGGGCGCCCCCGTTATTGAAATTCAGTTGGTTCATGTTCATAATTTCCCCTGTGAATTGATCCAGTTAATTCGCAACGAAAGCCGTAGGTGTTGCAGCACCGCGGCTTTTACCTTTCTGAATTCCAGCATCACGTCACTCCCAGCATTGAAGTGACAATGGCCATCAGCGGCGCCGTTAACTCAGGGTCTATCCGGAACATCTCGACAATTCCCTCGCTCAGTTCTTTCAGCTTCTGATGGCGTGGAGCCCCCACAGCAACGGCAATCTTTGCTTCGCTGGTTTCTTTTTCCAGACGAGCCAGACGGGACATAAAATTGTCTTCGGGCATCAGGCGATGGCGAAACTCCAGCGGAAGAACGGTCATGATTGCCGGGGTAAGAAGGCGAACGTACTCGCGATAGCGTTCAGACTCGGCCGGGTTGTCCAGGTAGCGAAAAAGCTTTTGTCTGGCTCGGCTGATGTCATCAGGAAACGCGATCTCCTCGCCGCCTTGCTGTCGCCACTCATCGATGATGTGTGCCGACACAACGTCCTGCCCAGCAGCTGCAGCCCAGGCGCGAACGGCAGAGCGAATTGCGTCGTGATCCGCCTCTCTCTGTTGATTACGCTTTATCAGAGCGCCTGTGTTGAATCCGATATTTTGTTGAAAGGGAAGTGTTTGCATGTTTATACCCTCTGCTCCTGCGGCAAACCGTCGGTAGGGTTCGGGTATAAATCGGGGCGCAATTCGTGTGGCGTAACTCCGGTTGCTTTGAAGATAGTGAGAACGCGGCTTTGCGGTACCACGCCGTAATTTCTATTTTTCCAGTGACTAACCGTCATAGCTGAAACATCTAAACTTTCAGCTAGCTTGCTGGCATTCCCTGCAATGTTTATGGCTTTGTCGAGAGCTTTCATAGGTGACTCCTGTGAAGAAACACGACAATTAAACAACAGGTTTAAATAACAGTCAAAGAAATTTCAACATATAGTTTATTTCGGGTGTTAAACGATTTGTTTATAATCTTGATATGAGAGAAAAAAACATCAAACCGCCAATGCTTTCTGACCGCCTTACCAAGGTGCTTAAAACCAGGAAGATGAGTAAGTCAGAATTAGCTAGAAGGGTTGGCGTGACTCCGCAAGCGGTGAATAACTGGTTCTCCAGGGGAGAGCTGGGGAGAGAGTCTGCTCAGCAGATTGCGGACGTCCTTAAAATCTCAATCGACTGGCTTTTGAATGGTGATCCGAATGACATTTTGACTATTGAACAAGTCAGAATGAAAAGGCTAAAACAATATGTCGAGAACGGCTCGCTTAAGATAGAAGATGATCCCTTCTTTGAAGAAATCCTTTCAGGAAAGAAATCAATCAATGACAATGTCGCAAGGCGAATTGAACGCGACTTCAGTCTCCCTTTCGGCTCTCTTGATTACGATCCAGAGCGAGCATCATCTAATCTAGTTGGGGACTTATCTTCGACTGAGATCGAACTTGTACATCTTTTCCGTCAGATGCCAAAATCGGCGCAAAAGGAAATGCTGTTACTTTTTAACAGCAGAGTGAGTGAGTACTCGTCTCTTTTTAGAGAATTACTTGAACTGAAAGAACAGAAGTAGACCTACCCCCCCTTGCGTAGAAGCAGAAACCGGCACTTGCCGGTTTTTTTGTACCCATCGACCAAAATTAAACTACATGTTGAAAATAATCTTGACGCTAATTTAAACCTGTTGTTTAATTAATTCATCAACAACGCGCTGCGTTGCTCCGATAAACGTTCCGCTGGCCACGTAATGGCTGAGGTTGAAATGAGCAAACAAGGCATCAGAGCCATGGTCATTTCGGCAGTTATTGGGCTCTTCATCTGGATAGCGCTCGCCAGCGCACTGAGGGAGTTATTTCTATGATTGATTTCGCACGAAAACCCGCTCGTCAGCAGGCTGTTCGTTTAAGTCCGCTGTCAGCTTTCATCCGCCGGGTGTGCTACATGCTCGCGCAAAAAGGAGACCCTTCATGAGCACGATGTTTGCCCTGGTTCTCACCGTTAGCATGCTGACGGGCGGTAATCAGGATGTCCTGCTCGGCGTTTACGACAGTGAAAATGACTGCAAGGCAGCCGCAGAAGAGCAACACGTGAAAGCTGAATGTTATCCGCTGAAAGGTGTACTGGACGAGCATCCGGCCGGGTTCACGGTGCAAATGTAGGGGGAAGAATGCAGAAGAAATGCGGTTACTGCCGTAAAGCAATCGAGGGAAAACCAGTGGTAAGCACCCTGTTGTACCTCCAGGGGAACCAGCTCGCACGGAAAGAAAAAGAGTATTGCTCTGAACGTTGCGCCTCTCACGACCAGATGGCTCACGAGGGCTAACGTAAACCCGCCGAAGCGGGCTGTACGTCCGGTGCCACCGACCAAAGTTACACCGGAAATTACCAAAACCAATGACCACCCTGAATGGGCGCTACCAATGGCCCGGGGGATTCTACATCCAAAATAGAGGCTATCACATGGAATATTTTTATCTGATAAAAGCGACTCAAAAATCGGGTAAAGCTGATGCCGTAATCTGGCGTACCAATAAATCAGAAGCTCGCGCCCTACTGCAGCTGGACGTCGATCTGGAAGACGCTGGGATCGAAACAGGCCGCGGCAAAGACTATCAAAAACCAATTCGTACCGATTTCCCGGTATTCAATGACCTTCCGGCGGAAGGTGTTCTCGATTACTCATGGTGCGAACGCTACCAGCTCGGCGACGATGGTCGCACCTGGGCTCTGAAACCCGGTCAGGCGCCTGCGAATCATCACATCGATGATGCCGGAGCCGTTAGTGGCGAGCTGGTTGATGCCAATACTACTGGCGACGCGGCACAAGGTGAGACCGTGGAAACTTTCAGTAGCGATGAATACCAGGACGATTTGAGCGCGCTTTTTAACGTAGCAGAACTCCCCTTTCGCACTCAGCTGCTGGCGCAGTATATGGCCGAAGAACGCCACGTTTATCATATCAGCATGCCTCACCGGCAGGAGCTGTCAGTTCTTGAAATGGACACTGATAACGCAGCCGTCCAGGATCTGATTCTGGCCGCCGAGAATATCCCTGAAATCAAAAAATACGATATGCCGGCGCTCTGGAAATTCACCAGTGCCAATAAAAAAGTCTTCCCGGAAGGGAAGCGGCATGAGCTCGGCAAGCGTATCCAGTTTGCAAAGCTGTGGTTCGCCACGAACGCGATTGACCGCGGCATTCTCACCAGGGAATGGGCTGCCGGTAACTGTATTTCTTCAGTTATGAAAACTGATACAGGTACGAATGCTGGCGGCGGTAATAAAACCGATCGCAATCCTGACTACACCCATACCCTTGATACGCTCGATGTAGAAATAGCCCTGGCCACAATGCCAATGGATTTCGATATCTACAATTTCCCGGCATCAATTCACCGCCGGGCCAAAGAGATCGTCCAGAAGAAAGAAAGTCCGTTCAAGGAATGGTCGGCTGCCCTGCGCAAAACCCCTGGCATCCTGGATTATTCGCGTGCGGCGATTTTTGCACTGATCAGGGAAGCATCCAGCGGAATAACTCCTTTTCCAGATCGGTTGCGTGGCTACATCAACGCAAATCTGACTGAGCATAAGCATGACGCCCCTTCCCCTGAAACGCTTGCCAAGGCAGGGCATATTTCATCTGCCTCCGTCACTCTGGACGCTGTGAAAAAGGCTATCGATGGAGATGAAGGTGTGCCTGACCTGGAAACTCTCCCAACTGACTTTCAGGTAATTGGCACCGAACTGGTGAAAGAAGCTAAAAAGAAACGTCCTGACGCTAATCAGGTTCTGGCAGCCGAACGTGGCGAATATGTCGAAGGTATCAGTGACCCCACGGATCCGAAGTGGATAACCGAAGACCTGACCAAACCCAAACAGCCTGAAGTTTCAAACATGGGCAATGGTGTTTTTTCGATTGATGGTCTGATGGATAGCCAGCCAGCACCAGCACTTTCTATCGTGGACCAGGCGCGCCAGCGCGCTGCAGAAGAAAAATTACATCCAGCTAATTCCGGGGAAACCACCAGCAATGTGCAGATGGAAACGGCTCAGCCGGTCGAAGACGAAAATGATAATGCGGTATCAGCAGGCGAAGGCGCTGATGAACCTCCTGCGCAAACAACTGCCGTGAACATGAGCGAAATACTGGCTGAACGCTGCCCGGATCTTACCGCCGAAGTGCTGAAAAGCCAGGTTTCTGAGAATGCTCACAGTGATGATGAGGAAGAGGCTGAACAAGCAGCGCCAGCATGGCCGGAGTATTTCGAGCCAGGTCGATATGAAGACGTGCCAAATGAGATCTACCACGCCGCTAACGGCATCAGCTCCACGATGGTTAAAGATGCGCGGGTATCGCTGATGTATTTCGAGGCGCGCCACGTATCCAAAACCATCCAGAAGGTACGCTCCCCTGTTCTGGATATGGGCAATCTGGTGCATGCACTGGCGCTGCAGCCTAATCAGCTGGAAAAAGAATTCAGCATCGAGCCGGAAATCCCGGAAGGCGCTTTCACCACGACTGCGACGATCCGCGCGTTTATCGACGAATACAACAACGGGCTTCCGGTTTTGCTCAGCGCAGATGACATCAAGAGATTCCTGGAGGAATACAACGCGACCCTGCCCGCCCAGGTTCCTTTGGGTACATCAGTTGAAGAAACCGGCCAGGGTTATATGTCTTTGCCTGCTGAGTTCCAGCGCATTGAAGACGGTCAAAAGCAAACCGCTACCGCAATGAAGGCATGCATCAAGGAATATAACGCTACTCTGCCCGCCCAGGTGAAAACCAGTGGCAGCCGTGATGCGCTACTCGAACAACTGGCGATTATTAATCCTGACCTGGTGGCGCAGGAAGCGCAGAAACCGACGCCGCTGAAAGTGTCTGGCAGCAAAGCAGACATGATCCAGGCAGTGAAGTCGGTGAAGCCCGATGCCATATTCGCCGACGAACTGCTGGATGCCTGGCGCGAGAACCCGGAAGGAAAAGTACTGGTTACCCGCCAGCAGCTGGCTACGGCACTGGCCATTCAGAAAGCACTGTTGAATCACCCGACCGCTGGCAAGTTGTTGACGCACCCGAGCCGTGCCGTCGAGGTGAGCTATTTCGGCATTGATGAGGAAACCGGGCTGGAAGTTCGCGTGCGTCCTGACCTTGAGATAGACATGGGCGGCCTGCGCATCGGTGCGGACCTGAAAACCATCAGTATGTGGAACATCAAGCAGGAAGGCCTGCGCGCGAAGCTGCACCGGGAAATCATTGAGCGCGATTACCACCTCAGCGCGGCTATGTACTGCGAAACAGCAGCGCTGGATCAGTTCTTCTGGATATTCGTTAACAAAGACGAGAACTACCACTGGATCGCCATCATCGAGGCATCCGAAGAACTGCTGGAACTCGGCATGCTGGAGTACCGCAAAGCTATGCGCGCCATTGCGAACGGTTTCGACACTGGCGACTGGCCGGCGCCGATTACCGAAGACTACACCGAAGAGCTTAACGATTTTGATGTGCGCCGTCTCGAAGCGCTGCGCGTAAAGGCATAAGGGGGAATAACAATGTCCAATTTAGTCGCAACTACTGACAACCAGACCCAGAAGATCGACAACGTTTCTATCCTGACGAACGGTGAATTGTTCAACCGCCTGCGCACGCTCTCGGAAGTAATGGCCAATAGTGGAAACTTCGTACCTGAGCATTATCGCGGGAAACCAGATGCGTGCATGGCTGTAGTGATGCAAGCAGCGCGTTGGGGTATGGATCCGTTTGCAGTGGCACAGAAAACCTTCATCGTGGGTAACTCAGGTGTGCTTGGCTATGAGGCACAACTGGTGAATGCGGTAATTAACACCATGGCTCCAACCAAAGACCGGATCCATTTTGAATGGTTTGGTGCATGGGAAAATATCGTTGGCCGCTTCATTAAAAAAACCAGCGGCAAAGGTAACGACTACATCGCGCCGGGCTGGGATTTGCAAGATGAAGCTGGCGTGGGCGTCCGCGCCTGGGCAACGCTCAAAGGAGAATCAGAACCTCGTGAGCTTGTGCTGATGCTTTCGCAGGCACAAGTCCGCAACTCTACACTGTGGGCGAGCGACCCCCGCCAGCAACTGGCCTATCTCGCAGTTAAACGTTGGGCGCGACTGTACTGCCCGGATGTGATCCTCGGTGTCTATACCGCCGATGAAATTGATGAGCGTGAGGAGAAGGTGATCAACCCCTCGTCTGTTGAAAGGGTCACCATTGATGAGATTGCCAGCAGTGCGGGAACATCAGCCAGTGCACAGGAATCAACCAAAAATATCGATCAGTTAGCCGACGATTTGCGTGACCGCATTGAAAAAGCAGTGACAGTCGACCAGGCAAGCGCAATCCGTGGCGACATCGAAACCCAAAAACCAACACTTGGTACCGCGCTATACACGGAACTGAAAAATAAAGCCGTTCGTCAATATCACCTGGCTGATCACCGTAACCGGGTGGAAGCGGCTATCAATTCACTGCCAAATCCTGGAGATCCGGAAGCCGCAGAATCGTTTGCTAAAGCCGAAGGAGTTCTCAATACCGCCAAACGTTACCTGGGCGATGAACTGTATGACCAGTTCCGCATCACCCTGGACGACATGAAACCGGAATACGTGGGCTAAGGGAGGCGGGAGGGTTCGCCCTCCCGGTAACTATATGAGCAAATCACTTAACCCACGATGCATACGCCGCTGGAAAGTTGAATTCAAAGGGCGCTGCGATTCGAAATATAGCCCCTACTGGCACAAGCGCGATCTCCGCGGTTACATCCGTGAGGCGGCACTGACTACGGCGTATTGCATGGTTGAAAACTTGGCCTACAACAACGCAATGCACGATTTTTTCGCTGATGTGGGTGACAGGAATGGCTGGTCGCCAGAGTTCTCAGCATGGTACGACTGGCGTCGAGAGCATTATCTCAAAGAAGCTCGCGACTACCTGAATGAAGAAGCCACCAACGACGAAATAGACGACGAAATAGAGAACGAGCTGGAGGCCTGGAATGACTGATATCGCCACCTTCACTAATGAGCAATTAATCGCCGTGTGCCGTGCTGACGTGGCGGAAATGTCGAAGTTTTTAAAAGAGGGTGAATTCAGCAATCCGTCCCGCGCAGCCATGTATTTGCGTATTACTGAAATCGCATTGGCAGCGCTGATGGGGGAGTTCTCATTTGCTCGCAATCAGGTTCGCCGAGAACACGCTGAATGGTCACATGCCACCTTCGGCAATGTTGGTCCGGCTGGCCCACTGAAACACCTCAGCATAGAAGCGCTTGAAGCTGCCGCGGAACCTAACGACCACAGCGAATGGGCTGATATGCAGTTCCTGATGTGGGATGCCCAGCGCAGAGCGGGAATCACTGACGAGCAGATTACCCAGGCGATGATCGATAAGCTCGCGGTAAATAAGGCGCGCCATTGGCCCGAGCCAAAGGACGGGGAACCTCGGATGCATTTACGAAGCGAAGACGAATCACTCAACGCCAGGCGCCGCCGTAATCGTGAATCAAATGCGCGCGCTCGCGAACGTGAAACGCCCGCACAACGCAAAGCCAGACTGGAGAAAAACAGATTGAGAATGGCTCTTCGTCGTAAGGGAGGTGCCAAATGAGCCTGAAACACCGCCTGCCCGAGCTGGAAGCCAGCATCGACCCGGCAGCATTGCGCGCAGCCGCCGACGAATATTCGGATCTGCTTATGACTTTGTGCTTGTGCATGAAGATGGCCGGCCCCACCCGGGCTAACGTGCGCGCCTGCGCCACCGAGCTTAAAAAGCGCCTGACAACCTGGCACAGCCATAAAGAGCTCAATGCAATTCTGTCCAGTTGGGATCCCGTTGGCTATGTTCTCGGCCTCCGCCGGGAAGCGAACGACAACGCGCGCGCAGCTGGCGATCCGGTTGATGTTTTTGTGTGAGGTGAATATGCGACTGATTAACCGAAGCAAACAATCACCGCTGGGCCGCCAGGCGTGCGATGCCGCGCTGGCAAAACATGTTGAGCTCTATGGCGATTATGGCAGGCAGAAAATGAAGCGGACCTATACCGTCGTGGTTCAGGGCACAAAAATCACTGTTGAGGTCGTTAATAGGAATTGCAGCTACGTGGCCACGGCCATGAACTGCGCCCGGCGGCTCCGGCATTTATCCGGTCAGGTTTCCTGATATCGAATTATCAATTCGACGCGGCAGGCCAGCTTAAACTCGGTCTGCCGCCTGTGAGGTGTTTATGGCACAGGTCGTTTTTAATGAAGAATGGATCGTTGAATCTCGCCTGACCGAGAGAACTGGACTCACGCAAAGGCAGATAAAAAGTTATCGACTTGGATCATGGATCGAAGGCGTCCATTTCAAAAGGCTTCCCCAGACAGAAGGCGCATGCAAAGAGCGCGCTGTCATTTGGTACAACTTACCCAAGATAAATCAGCTCGTACAGGACGCATGATGACGGCATTACCTACTGGTGTAGAAATTCACAATGGAAAAATCAGGATTTGGTTTCTCTTTCGCGGCAAACGCTGCAGGGAAACACTCAAGGGATGGACTGTTAACAATGCCAACATCAAAAAAGCAGGAAATCTTAGAGCTGCAATAACTGGCGAGATACAAATGGGGACTTTCGAATATGCAAGTCGGTTCCCTGAGTCGAAATCGAAGACATTTGGCGTGGAGGTTCAACCGGTAGAAACATTTGACGACCTCTGCAATCTTTTCCTTGAAAATAAAAGGCTTGAGATTGCAGAATCATCCTACTTCAATCTCAAATCAATGCTGAGGGTCCTCACTCGGATCATCGGTAAAAACACGCTGATTAAAGATATCCAGCACCACGACATCCTGGCCTGCCGTAGAGAGCTTCTTTACGGCGCTGTTATCCACGATGATTCCCCTTGGCTGAACAAGACTGGCAGGGCCGTTAGTACGGTAAATTTTCGCATTAATGCGCTATGTCTGATGCTCAAGTTTGCCCACCAGAGCAAGTTTGTATCCCATGCGGCTTACGAGAATATTCGTCCATTAAAAAAGGAAAAAACCGTTCCGGATCCATTGCTTCAAGATGAGTACGAGCTATTTATTAACGCAATTACGGAATATCACGCAAGAATTTGGCGGGTTGCGATTTTTACAGGACTTCGTCACGGTGAAATTTGTGCGCTCGCCTGGGAGGATGTAGACCTCCAAAACGGGAAGATTTACGTAAGCCGAAACGTCACGCAAAAGGGAACGTTTTGCCCGCCAAAGACTAAGGCTGGTGTCCGTACAATCACTCTCCTAAAACCAGCGCTCGAAGCATTACGGGAACAATTTGAGCTAACTGGTCATCTTGACGCGACTAATATCGTTTTCCATCACAGGGAGATAGGAAAATCTGAGCAGCAGGCTCTTCGCTTCGTGTTTCGCCCAAAACCTCAATCGAAGAGTAAGGCCGGGTTCTATTCCCGAGGTTCAATATCTTACAGCTGGAAAAGAGGGATGATGCTTGCGAATTTGAGAAGCCGCGACCCTTATCAGTCAAGGCATACCTATGCATGCTGGTCTTTATCTGCCGGAGCAAATCCCTCGTTCATTGCCAGCCAAATGGGGCATGAAAATGCCAAAATGGTTTATACCGTTTATTCAAAATGGATTGGCGATATGGACGAAGATCAGGTCGGGCTACTCGATAGCAAATTCGCAAAGATGTCCCTATAATGCCCCCAAGACTAAAAACATGATTAAATTTTCAAATAATATCAACAAGTTAAATAAAACCAGTAAAGTTAATACCGATTTATGCAATAGCGGCAGACCACCTTGCTGGTTATCCGTTGCAGGCGAGCATAAAGTGACAACGTAACAGAAAGACCATGCCAGCGCGGGGCGCAACCCCGGCCATACGCTAGAAAAAAGCGGGTAGTGAAAGCGCCTGCCGGTAACGCTTCAGGAAAGGAATAAGCGCCGCTCGCCTGGCCGCGTTCGGGAAATAAAAACCAAAATAAAACGGGCAAACGGGGCTGCCAGGCGGGATACCGGCTGGCTAGGTGCCTTTACTCACCAGCCGGGCGGCCTGGACAAAGACCTCATCCTCTACCCCGTCCCCCTTCTGTCTGCCCAGCCTCACCAGTTCATCCACGATACTCCCCTGATTAATCTGCTTTTGGGTCGCCACTAAGCTAATGACCGCCGCGCCGATGGCCATGCCAATCAATGCCGTTTGTTCATCTTTATCTTTCATGGTGTCGCTCCGTCTGTCCTCCAGAGAAAGGCTAGCAAAAGATACCACCAGCTCAATTTCAAATTCATCTTCTTTACACCTCCCGGAAAACGCAGGCGCCGCACTGACCTCTCCTTCCCCCTGCTGGCGATGGCGCAAAGCGCTGTCGCCTCATACCGAGTCTTTATTTTGCCAGCTTCACGTTGCGCGGAAATAAATAAAAATAACGCGCGCGCCGAAGAGTAAAAAAAGGAAATAGCAGCCTCAGCGATAAAACCAGATTATTCCAGCAGGGAATAGCTGGAATGCTAATATTTCATTTCCTCGCCGGTTTTTAGAGGCCTATAGTTTTTTTACCTGCAGAACATCCACTAAGGTTAAAAAACATAAGGACATAATAATGATTGTTTCAGCCCCCAGCGATTATCGCGAAGCCGCTCGTCGTCGTCTGCCCCGCTTCCTTTTCGATTATATTGACGGTGGCGCGGTGGCGGAAAACACCATGAACGCCAACGCCGCCGAGCTTGCCTCGGTAGCTCTTCGCCAGCGCGTACTGTGCGGGGCCGGCGAACCGACGCTGGCGACCACGATCCTTGATGCCCCATGGGCGATGCCCGTGGCGCTGGGGCCCGTCGGCGCCACCGGGATGTACGCCCGCCGCGGCGAAGTCCAGGCGGCCCGCGCCGCCTCCCGCGCCGGGATCCCGTACACCTTATCCACCGTGTCGGTCTGCTCGATTGAAGAGGTGGCGAGCCACGCCAGCGGCGCGCTCTGGTCCCAGCTGTACGTACTGAAAGATCGCGGCTATATGCGTAACGCGCTGGAGCGCGCCTGGGCCGCTGGCATGAAAACCCTGGTATTTACCGTCGATATGCCAATCCCCGGCTCGCGGTATCGCGATAACCGCTCAGGGATGTCCGGGCCGCACGCCACCCTGCGACAATATCTCCAGGCTTGCACCCATCCGCGCTGGGCGATGAACGTCGGGCTGGCGGGCAGACCCCTGTCGTTTGGTAATATCGAAGCCTACACCGGCCACAAAATGACCATGGACGACTATATGGGGTTCATCAGCAACAACTTCGACCCGTCCATCGCCTGGCACGATCTGGAGTGGATCCGCGACAGCTGGCAAGGAAAATTAATCATCAAAGGGATCCTCGATGCCGACGATGCGCGCAATGCCGTGCGGCTGGGCGCCGATGGTATTGTGGTGTCAAATCATGGCGGCAGACAGCTCGATGGCGCCATCCCCACCGCCCGGGCGCTGCCCAGGGTGGTGGATGCGGTCGGCGACGATCTGACAGTGCTTGCCGATTCCGGGGTGCGCTCCGGCGTGGACGTTATACGTCTGCTGGCCCTCGGCGCGAAAGGCGTGCTGCTCGGTCGGGCCTATATTTATGCCCTGGCCGCGGCGGGCGAAGCGGGCGTGGCGCATCTGCTGCGCTTATTTGCCGAGGATATGAAGGTTACCATGACCCTCACCGGCGCGACCTCGCCATCGGCCATCAGCCTCGATTGCCTTGATCGCCTCGAACAGGATCAACACCGCACTCATGCGGTGCCGGTATCCTTACCCGCCTGA